ATAATCAATATAATGAAACATATCTTAAAATTCAATATGAATTAAATTCAATACGAACAAAGATGGAAGATAAATATAATTTTGATAATATCAAAATCAGAAAGTCTCAAATCTCAAACATAATTTCTAATTATATAGAAAAATTAAATTCAGAACTTGAAATTAAAAAAATTGTAACTGAATTAAATGGAGGGACTGTTTTAGAAAAGAAACTAAAAAAACAATTTAATATAAACATTTAAAAATAAAAATATGAGAAAAATTAATGAACTCCTATGTGTTCTCGAATTAACAGATGAACAAATTAATGTAATTGATACATTAAATTGCCATTGTGTTGATTTAAATGTAACAGTAGACATAATAAAAATTATTATGCTTAACAAAATAGTACATTTTAGATATGATGAAAAATTAAAACATTTTGATATTTTAATTGATAATTTTATTTTATCTCATTATAAAATAAGTGAATCACAAATGAATGAACTACATGAATATATTTTAACAGAATATTTCTATATTATTCGTGTTAATAATGATTATTTTATTTCAAAGGATATTTTTGATATATGATAAATTTTACAATAAATGATATTACAAACATAAAATCCCAATGTATTTATTAATTCTACTAATGAATATTTGTATTGGTAGGAAATAACTGTTAATGGATATATACAATCCAAAGGAGGAATTGAATTACAAAATGAATTAAAACGTATAATATACAATATTAAACAAATGATTGTATCTCATCCAATTATAACAAAAGGGTACAATTTGGATTGTGATTATATTATTCATGTATTTCCTCCACATTGGATATTAAATAATAATATAAAATATTCAGATAATAAATTAGTTGAAACTTACACAAATTGTTTAAAATTAGCAATAGAAAATAATATAAAAGAAATATGTTTTCCATTGATAAGTTCAGGTACATTTAGATACCCTATTGATAGAAGTTGTTTATTAGGTATATATTCCTGTTTAATATTTCAAATGAATTATAATATTGATATTACTTTTTGTTTATATAAAAAGGAAATATATGATATTGCGATTAATATATATAATTTACTTATAAAAGATGATGATTATTTAGATACTAACTTTTTACAAAATTTATATTTATAAATAATACATTATTTAATTTAACATTTATTAACAATAAAACATTTTGATTATTGAAATAAATATAGTATCTTTGTAATATAAATTTTAAAAATTAAAGCAATGTTAAGAATAGGATTCACAAACAAATATTTCACTCTTTGGTCCATATATGAACCATATTTGAAATATGTAAATGAATTTGAATCGTATGAAAAAGTAGATTATCATTTTATCCAAAATTTAAGTATGGATAAGGAAAAAGCTATTGAAAAAGCTATTATGAAAGGTGCTACAAATGAAATTGATTATGATTTAAAAGGTGAACATAGTTATACTTGGACATCACAATTAAAATTTATGGGAGAAGATTATCAATTTCCTTTTGGTAAATTAGTTGGAGAAGATATTAGAACAAGTAATGATATTTAGCAACTTGATAGATTATATAAACAAACAAACAATATTTATGCCAAACAAAGATTAATTGAACTTGGATATGTTGAAATATTAGATGGAGATAATAAATTGGTTGTTGTTACAAAAGAAGAGGCAGAAACAATAAAAAATATTATTAATAGTAGAATTAATAGACAAAAGGAATTAGATGAAGTATTAAATTCAATTAAAACAGGTGTAGTTGAATTTATCCCTGAAAAAAATATAAAACATGATAAATATATATATTTTAAAGGATTATATTTTGATTTTTCTAAAATTGAATTAAAACAAATGGATTATAATGGGAATATTTACTATTTACCGTCTGTAAAAGGTAAAGGTAAAATGATTAAAAATAAAAAAATTAAATTTGTAATTGATACAGAAGTTAATAAATATGAAGGTACTGATTTTTTATATGTTAATGTAAAATCTTTTGAAATATTAAAATAAAAATTATGAAATCAATCTTTTATAAAATACCTCAAAAATACAGAAGTAAAATTAAACAAAATGTTAATTTTGATGGATTTGAAGAATGTATTTTTGAAGAATGTGTAAATACATTTCGTTTATTTATTATTATATATAATGATGTAGCAGTAGGATTTTCACTTAATAAAATATTTACTGTTACTCATCCTGATTTTAATTTTTTAAAATCATATAAATATAACGAAATATTAAAAAAATGTTCAGAAAATAATTATAAATTTTTTAAAACAATATAATAAAATGAGAGGAATATTGGACAAAAAAATGGTCAGTAATGTTATAAAATTTGAACATGTATCTCACGAACAAAATAAAGTAGTAATATTATATGGACGAATTATTGAAATTATGGATAATGAAGTTGATTGCATTGTAAGTACTTATTTTGGGGAGTTTTATGTTAATGAAAAACAAATTTGTATGGATGATTATTTTACTGTTTAAAATAAAATAATAAAAACTATTTTGAAAATAATTATGAATTTTTTAAAACAATATAATAAAATGAAAGAAATAAAAACACAGGAACAAATTATAGTTGAAAACATCCTATCTAAAATGTTATATTATAACAACGTACCATATAAAAGTTTAGGGAGTGTTTTAAATATGTTATATGCATACAATTTTCTCCAATATGATACATGTCAAGTAGGCAATAATCAAGTAACAGTACATGGAAATATAATAGCAACTTTTGTATTTGATGATAATTTAAAACTACCAGTATTTACCTTCAATGATTATGATCCAGAACATTTATCGTATTATCAAAATATATATTTAGATTATATTAATAAATTAAATTCTTGAAAAAATGGATATTATAAATCATATTTTAGCAACAGAAAAATCAAATAGAATTGAACTTAAAGAAAAACAATTTCAAACTGATTTTTGTACACAAAAAGAAAAATTACCAATTAAAAATTTACCTATAATTGAATTGGAACAACATGGTTTTGTATTTCATGATAGAAATAATTTATACACATTATCAACATTTGTTTATTGTGAATTTCCTAACGATTGGAAACTAATTCCAACGAGTTCTTCATTTCAATCTGAATTATGTGATGAAAATAATATATGTAGAGTTAAAATATTTCATAAAGTTAATGAATATACCAATCAAATTCATTGCTATGGTAATTATAGATGTGATGAACTAATTGAACGTGAAAATAGAGAATTACTGGAAATACAACAAATAAATGAATTAAGATTAAAAAATGAAAAATTAAAACAATCTATACCTATTTTATGAGATAAAAAACAAGGAATATCCAAATTTATATATTATGATTCAACTAATATCCTAACTCAAATAGATGAAAATTTTATTATACGAGATTATGATAGTATTATAATTTATGCTTTGAATTATAAAAATGCCCAAAGAAAATTAAAAAATTATTTAACCAATTTAACAAAATAACATGGAAAATAAAAAATAATTATGAAAACATCAATTAAACAATTTTTAGATAAATACTTACATTTATTAACACCAGGTAGTAGGTTTGATTATGATATTATAACGAATATATTAAATAATAACGGGATAGATTCATCTTGTTATGATATAAACAAAATTATAAATGAAGGTAAATTATTATCCTTTTATACTTTAATTAATTTATCATTTATGTCTGACGAAACATCAGCAAAAATATTTATTAAATTTAATAATGAATTTATTGGTTATATTAGTTATGAAGGAGAAAGTTATAGTTATATATATTTTTTCAATAAAGAAGATGGTATATCACTATTAAATTATTTAAGACAATATAACATATATCAAATAACCAATATTATTGATATAAACGAAGATGATTTTTCGTTTAATGACCAATATATGAATATTCATGAATTTAATAATGAATTATATTTCACTATAAATTATTTAAGTTGGTTATCCTATTCCATAGAAAATAAAAGTTATTATAAAGATGATTTAAATAATTTAATTGAATGTGATATTATTAATTATGATACCACTAATCCAATAATTAAATTAAAAAATGATAATAAAGAAATGGAATGTATTTCAACCAATTTATATTTTAAAATATGATAATAAACATACATGGGTTTAAAGGAAGTAGTAATAGTGAAAAAACAAAAATACTAATCGATACATTTGGTAAAGAGTTTGTTTATTCTCCTACATTACCTATATCACCAAAAGAATCAATAGAACTTTTATCTGATTATATACATAATAATAAAAATTATCCTCATATATTATTAGGTAATAGTTTAGGTGGATTTTATGCTTATTATTTATTCAATAAAAATGATTTATTTACTTTTTTAATAAATCCTTCATTTGAACCGTGGAATAATTTATCTAATTTATTGGGTAAACATAATAGATTTGATACTAATGAAGAATTTATTTTAACTGATACACATATACAGCAATTATATGATATAAATAATAAAATAACTGAATCGGATAATTATCATTCGTTATTAAATTTATATATCGGTATGAATGATGATATTGTTCCAAACTATAATATTCATAAAAAGTTTAAATACTCGAAAACAACATATACAGATGATAATCATAGAATGAATATTGATAATTTTATAAAATATGTACTACCAGATATTAAATCAGTTATTTAAACTGATTTAATATTTCCTAATAATATTTTCTCGTGAGGTTCTCCAGCTATTAATCGAGTATAATGAAACCCATCAGAATTAAGATTAATAATATCTTTATTTAAAATAGTTTTTGCTAATGTATTTGGAATAGGAGTAGCTCCATATCGTAACATTAATTTTTCTGCCGCTCCACTAAATTCAACCCAACTATCTCTATCTTTTAAATTAACATCATCTAAATAAATCTTTTTAATAGCTATTTTTCCTTCCTCTGTTCCATTACTTCCTTTGGCAATAGCTTTACGTCCTAATTTATCTTTATATACTGCTACGGCTATAATTTTATTATTTTTACGTACTAATTTCCATAACCAAGAATCATCAATTAATTCTTCTTTTGAACCAGCACTTTTAAATCCTCCTATTGGTTTATAGGTTAATTGAAGAATATCCCAAACTTCATCTATGTATTTTTGTTTATCTTGTTTATCAAATACATTTATATATGTTTCATTTAAAATATTCGTTATTGTATTTTCTATTAATTTATTTAAATCTTTTTTATTCATTTTATTTATTTTTATTCATTAATATTAAAAATGCATCCAATTTATCTTTATATAAATTTTCATACTTATTATACCATTGTGATAATGCAAATAATTCTGCAAATTGTTCTCCATTAAATGAATTTTCACTTCTTGAGTATTTTGTTGTTACCCAATTATAATTATCAAAATCGGTAGGTAATTTAAAATAATGTTCATATCTATGTCCTAATTCATGTATAATAACATATTTAAACGAGCCATAATTATCTCCGGTTGTTACTTTATCAGGACGAATATAAATAATATCTTCATTTGATTTATATACTGCGGCTGATTTGGACATTTCTTTTTTAACAAAATATATTTTTAAATTATTTTGTATTGATTTTTTATGAAACCCTTCCAATTGAGATAATAAATTATTTATATCATTACTTATTTCAATGAATCTTTTTTGACTAATAATTGATTTATTATAAAAAGTACAGTTGGATAATTTTAACTCATCTATTTTATCTTGTGAACTAAATTTTAATTCAATATTTTTAATATCATCCAATGTTAATCTTTTTATTACAGCATTTATATTACCAAATACAATACTACCAATTGTTACCTCACGTTTATTTTTATAATATAACTCATAAGATTCAATTGATTTTTTTAATGATATTAAATAATTTTGTTCTTTTTTCATATTTATAGGAGAACGACCTTCAAAAGATAATGTACTTAACCAACTTTTTAATAATGTAAAATACTCATCAGTTGGCTCAGGATTTAATAGTCTATTATAATTTATTTGTTCGTATATTAACCTATTTAATTCTTTTATATTCATATATTTATTTTAATATAAATACAATTTAATTTATTTAATAATATTATAATTAGTATTTATATTAAACAAATAATTAAAACAAAAAATATTATGAACAAAACAGAGTTAGACAATTTAATTAAAAAAATATTAACTGAAAATATTACAGTTACTTCAGAACATTTATTTTCGTATTTAAAAACATTACAAAAGAAAATAAATAGTAAAAAATATAGTATTAAAAAAATAGATGAAGATAATTTTAGTATTCATTTTGATACAAATTTATCTTTACTTATTAATAAATCACAAAGTAAAATAATAGGTTATAATAATGATGGAGGAGATAAATTTGTAACCATTCCAAAAGTAATAAAAAACACAAAAGATTTATTAAATCATATAGAGTTATTGGATGTAATGAAAGGAACAGTAAAACCAGCAAAAGAAATAATACAAACTATTGAAACTAATATAAATAGTGGAAAAAAATATGAATTAACTAAAGACAGTATTAATATTAATGGGAATACATTATATCGTATAAAAGCATTAAAATCATTTTCAAATATAAAAGAGGGTGATTTAGGGGGATTTATTCAATCTGAAAATAATTTATCACACGAAGATGATTGTTGGATTGATAATAAAGCTAAAGTATATGGAAATGCTAAGGTTTTTGGAACAGTCTGGGTTTCAGGAAATACTAAAGTTTATGAAAATGCTAAAGTTTTTGGAAATGCTTCAGTTTTTGGGGATGCTCAAGTTTTTGGAGATGCTCAAGTTTTTGGAGATGCTCAAGTTTATGGAAATGCTGAAGTTTATGGAAATGCTGAAGTTTATGAAAATGCTGAAGTTTATGGAAATGCTGAAGTTTATGGAACAGCAATAGTAGATTATAATGTTAATAATGAGAAAATATTTGATTAGTACAATTATTTTCTTTTTATAAACAAATTACTACATTAAAATAAAAATTGTTTAGAACTAAAATAAACAATGAAAAAACCTAATATATTTAATCCATATTAGGTTTTATTTTTAACATTTATTAACATTGTTTTATTTGTATTTTAGAAATAAATAGTTTATCTTTGTAATATAAATTTTAAACATAAAACAATGAAAACATTTTTTACTGATATAAACATATATTCAAGAGTTATAAGTTGCAATGGATTAGGTGGTGAAATAACGTTTGGAAGAAATGAATAAATGTTTCCCGAAAAAGAATTTCTGGGATGCATGAAATTAATTGAATTTGTTATGAATGATATTTATAAAAATTTAATTGAATGGACGTTTGAAGATAGACGCATTTTATATAAAACAACACGTTGTATATATGTTTTTTGTTTAGATTATGATAATAAAAACCTTATAAACATTGAATGTTATAATAAAAATTATACTACTCGTTATAGTACATGGGCAAATAAACATTCTGTTGAAAGTGTATGTAAATCATTTTAATAAATCATAAGGATAAAAAAGTTGAAATTTATATTAAATCTAAATTTATATTATAACTATTGTACTTTATTTAAAAAAATAATCAATTATTAAATTAAAAATTATGAAAAAACTAAGTTATTACATTAAAGATATTAAAGAACTATATCCTCATATTAAAAATAGTTTAATATTATATATTCAATCAAAATTGGAACAAATATATAATAATTATCCTCTAACTTTTAATACAACACATAAAGTAAATGAATTTTTATCTTCGTTTTATGTTAAAGGGAAAGATTTGGAAGGCAATTATCATATAGGAATTATATATGATTTTCAAGTTGTAAATGAATATAATTATAAAATAACTCTATATGTTCCTTATAATAATTTTGTTGAAGTTACTAATATCTATAAACCTTCAAGAAAAGAACTAAAACGTTTTTTTAAATATTATGGATGCAAAATACCTAATAAGTATGAACGTTATTTATATCAAATGTATGATACAAATAATATGATTGAAAAAGAATATAATAAATTAATTGTTATAGACAGTAAATAATTTTTAAATAAAAACAAAACAGTATTTATATTAAATAACATTAAAATAAAATAAAATGAATAATCAATTACTCGAATCATTTGTATTAAATAAAGTTGAAAAATACATAATACATGAATCAACAAATATTAAATATTTTAATTTTGTATTACCTAATAAAAACAAAGTTAAAATAGAAGTAAATTTAAATAAAAATAAAAATGGAGAATATATTTTCTCTGCTTCTGGTACTGAAACAACTCCAAGAGGAAAATATATTTCAGGTGGACAAATACTGTATAATTTATATAGCGATTTAAAATCAGATAAAACATTTATGATTATATATAAAATATGGAAAGAATATCATCTTAATGACTTACAACCTGGAACACAAAAACAAATGTATGCATTAAAAAAAGTTAATTTATTAAATACAAATAAATATTCTGAAGCAGTGGAATATTTAAAATCAATTGACTTGTATATTGATAAATTACCTAATGGTGAAGATTATAAATATGGTACAAAATGGTTAGTAAAACCAATTCCAGAAAAAACAATTAAAATTATACAAAAATTATTAAAATAAAAACAAAACATTAATTATATTAAATAATATGAACAAAAAAGAATTAAATCAATTAATTGAAACAAAAGTAAATGATTTTCTTAAAGAAAATCATTTAGTAACTGAAAACTTTACTAAAGGTGAAGAAGTTATTAGAGTAATGGACAGATATAATCCACAACTTGGAACATATTATGTTTTTTCTAAATATACAATAGTAAAAATTCAAGGAAAAACAGTTTTTTGTAGTGATGATAATAGATATGATATAAATACAAGAGAAAGAAAAAACAAAAGTTCAAGTGTATATGGTGGTTCAGATTATACTATTTATTCAATTGATAAAGGAGAAAAATTTTTCAATGAATTAAAAAACGATGGACAAAAAGTAAGAAAAGAATATTAATTTTTTATCAAAATAAAACCTACTAAATTATAGTAGGTTTCTTTTTATATTAAATTAAGAACATTTACTCCATGAACATTGAATACATGAAACACATCCATCTTTATATATTAGCGGTTCTCCACATTCGGGACATTTTTCTGTTGATTTTTCCCCATCTTTAATAAACTTTTTCAATAATCTCATTACTCCACGTTTCCAATTTGTCATAATATTTTCAATATCATTTTCAAATTTAAGACTATCAACTATTTTATTAAGATATATAATAGGAACACCGTGTCTTAATAAAGCACTGATAAATTTAGCATAATTCCAAACTTCTCTATCAAAAACTCTATTAAGTCCTTGCATTGTTATTTCATAACCTTGTTTATCTTTATAAATAAAATCATATCTACTACCATGCCCATTATCTTTTATTTTTGTAACAACACCATTATCAACATAATTAGGAATAGGAAAATCTTCTAATTTACCAGTAAATAATTCATAAGGTTGTCCATTTAATAATCCTATTACTCCTATCCATTGTTCTTTATTATTAACAAATCTAATAACGTTTGTATCCAATTCTTTTGGACGTTTGGGGGCATTATTTATATTGATAATATCTTTAACTTCTTTTTCTTTATTATTTACTAAAACACCTGTTCTACTACCTTCTCTATAAATTGTAAATCCCTTGCAACCGAGTTCCCATGCTTTTAAGTATAATTCAGATATTGTTTGTTCAGATACATCTTCAGGAAGATTTCCTGTACGACTTATCGAATGCGAAATATATCGTTGGCATATTCCCTGCATTTCAACACCTTTTATATAATCTATTGTAGATGCAGTTGCATTATAATACGGACTTAATTCATAAATCATATTTAATTGTTCATCGGTAAACATATCAATATTATCATGCTCAAAATTAAATAATTCTTTATTTATAAAATAATAATCTTTTAATCCTTTATGTATAATATTATATTCTTCCCATGCATCACCATTTTGGTCAATCGTTGTAATTTTACTATTGTTTTTATCATTAGGATTTATCTTTTTTCTACGTTTATAAAATGGCATAAAAAGTGGTTCAATTCCAGAAGTTGTTTGAGTTTGAATACTAATCGACCCAGCAGGTGAAATTGTTGATATAGCTATATTTCTTCTACCATACTTATTATGTAAATCAAATAATTCTTCATCCAAACTTAATATAAAGTTTATAAAATTATCATTTTTTTCTAATTTTTTATCATAAATAGGAAATGTTCCTCTTTCTGAAGCTAAAATAACAGAAGATTTATGTTCATATATTGCTTTAATTTTAAAGATTTCTTCTATCATATTATTTGCTTCATCTGTACCAAATTTTAAGTTTAATGATGCAATCATATCTCCTAAAGCAGTTATTCCTGTTCCTGTTCTTCTTCCTAATACAGCTTTTTCTTTTATTTTATTCCATAGATTTAATTCTACTAATTTTGTAAATTCGTCTTCTGGGTCGGAATTAATTTTATTAATAATTCTATCAATCTTCTCAATTTCTAAATCAATAATATCATCCATAAAACGTTGTGCGTATATAACGTGTTGTTTAAATAATTCAAAATTAAATTTAGCATTTACAGTAAATTTATTTTCAACATAGTTATATAAATTTATAAGTAATAGACGGCAACTATCATAAGAACACAATGGGATTTCCCCGCAATTGCTTGATAATGATCCATTTGCGAATAAATTGTGATTATCTTTTACAGTAATATCATAAACATCTTCCTTAATATCATTTTTAATTATATTTAATACTTTATCGGATATAATATCAAATACTTTCAAATGGTTATTATTATGTTGTTCTAATAATTGAAATAAAATATCATTTGAATTTAAATCTTTAGCTTGAACTTTTCCTCTATTTTGAGTGTATATTTCATGTTCGGGTGTTACTGTTAATTGTGTAAATGAATTTTGAATTGTAATTACTTCTGCATTTTTTTTTGTTAATAATCCATTTAGTAATTGTTTATATTCCAATTTGTTTGTTTTATTATTAAATGATAATATTTCAAACTTTTCATTATTATTAAATCGTTCTACTAATTCCTTAATCTTTATTGTAAATTCATTATTGTTTTGTTTTACATTTATAAAAGTATTACCTGAAAAACATGGGTTGGTACTTATTGTCTTAAATCCTTCATAATTATCAGCAGTACTATTTTTTATAATATTATCCCAAAATAAAATACCTGGTTCAGCAGATTTCCAATTGTTATGTATTAATTTATCAAATAGTTTTTTTGCACTTATTTTTTTAATTTGTAATCCATTTTCTAATCTGATAATTTTATTATATTGTATATTATTAATAAATTCTTCATCTAAATGAGTTGTATCATTAATAGGAAAACGTTGTATATAATCAGTATCATTTTTAACACAATTCATAAATTCATCATTAACTTTAACCGATATATTTGCTCCTGTTATTTTATCTTGTTGTAATTTTGCATTAATAAAATCTTCACTTTCTATTGATTTAATATCTATTGATAACATTAATGCTCCTCTTCTACCATCTTGTGCAACTTCTCTTGTAGAATTAGAAAAACGTTCCATAAACGGAACAATTCCGGTTGAAGTAATAGCACTATTCATAACTGGAGTTCCTTTAGGTCTTATGTGAGATAAATTGTGGCCGACACCCCCTCTACGTTTCATTAGTTGAACTTGTTCCTGGTCTGTTAATAATATCCCACCGTAACTATCTGATTCATTACCGATTACGAAACAATTATGTGTTTTAACATTATTAATTATATAACTTTCATCATCCAACACACTTAAATTATATACAATTCCGTCATAATCAATTGTATCCTTTTTAAAATATTTAATAAATAATTCATTATCTCTTTTATAATATCCTAAATTGCTAATTTTTTGTCCTATACATGTTTGTCTTTTATCAATATAGTATTTGGACATATTTTTTCTTAATTCTATTGAATTATAATTGTTAATACAAATAGAAAATGAATCATTATATTTTGATTTTGTTTTAAATAATCTTTTTCTATTTGGAATATTTAATATATATAATAAACTTTGTATATCATTTATTAATGATTCATTTGACATAGTTAAACGAATTGCTCCATCACTTGTTATCATTCCATCTGCATCAAAAATACCTAATAAAAAATTATAAATTATATCATTATTTGAATTAAATATAAATGCTGGTATCTTTTTATTAGCATATCCTACTCCAAATTCTGTCGATAAAAAATTGCAAAGTATCTCACTACTTGTACGTAAATAATTATAATTATATTTTTGTAAATTACCACTAATATTTATATTTAATCCTATATTTGATTCAAATATTATTTTTAATTTATTTAATGATGATTGTTCATTTTTATTAAATACAATATTAAATCCGTCTAAATAACTTTTATTTGATTTATTTCCATGGTCATTATAAATACTACCATCTCCTATAAATCTACCTAATAAATATGCAACATCTATATTAATTGGTATAAATCTATTTATTTTATTAGTAAATTTATGAGATTTAATATTATTACCTCCTACAAAATTAGTTTTTAGTTGTAGAATGTTATTCTCATTTATTAATTCTTTATTATGTTTTTTTAATTCATCTTCGTTAATATAATTTAATAAATCAACAATATAAATTTCATTATTATTATTTTCTTTTGTAAGAACACATAATTCATTATTATCTATAGATTTTGTCCAAATTTCATTACCATTATAAAAAGGATGTTCCAATGTACATTTAATATCTGTGGATAACATTGTATCATAGTATTTGTTAATTTTTCCTGTATATTTACGTTGTAATGTATTAACAACAGGTTTCCAATTACCTTTATGAGTTAAAACTAAATCTCCAATTTTAACATCCTTAATTTTTTTATTACCATTAATTGTTAATACATAATTATCTTCTGTAAAACAATTACTCAAACTGTTATATTGAAAATCGTTACCGATGCCATTTAAAGGACCACCTTGAGGAACTATATATTTAAAATTACTCAATAATGAGTATATAGTATCATATGAAATAGGATTTGGATATTTTTGTTCTATACGTTCAAGTTCCAATGAAACTCTTTTAATTGTATCATTTGGATTTAGTTCATATAAATTATTTTCACTGTCTTTTAAACAATATTTATCTATAAAAACTTTTGTGGCAAGTTCATCATTATTAAAGTATTTTAATGTTTCATTAAATACTTCTTCAAAAGTATACTTATTCATTATCAATAATTAAAAAGGTTATTATTTTGTTTATTTATATTATTCAATCTGTTTTTTATAATTTCAAAATATTCTTCATTTTGTTCAAATAAAATAAATTGTCGATTCATTTCTTTAGCAACAACTCCTGTTGTTCCTGAACCAGCAAATGGGTCAAATACAATATCATTTTCATTTGAAAATACTTTCAATATTCTTTCTATTATTTGTTTTGATTTTTGAGTTGGATGATTTACTCGTTCTTTACTCCAAGGAACAATAGGAGATATATCAGTCCAAACATTTGATAATGCTCTTGTATCATGACCGTTTTTATCTCCCATTCCTTTGGTTTTTTTGATTATATTACTATATGCAAGTTGTTTATTAAATGTCCATTCATTTGATTTAACATACCATAATAAATCTTCCCGAGTTGAAACCAATCTTTTTGTTGCACCTCGTCCTTTGATTCTATCATATATAATCCAATCATTTAATTTAAAACGTTTATCAAAATCATTGATAACATTAATGACAAAACTCCAACCAGAAAAGATTAAAATTTGTCCTGTTGGTTTAAGTATTCTATGAAATTCAGATGATATATAATTAATATTTTTAAAAGTGTCCCACTCAGCATAATTAATATTATAAGGTGGGTCAGTAACAATAATATCGATACTGTTATTTGGGATATGTTTTATTAGTTCATAACTATCTCCTAATTTTATATCTTCAATCATCATATCTATATATTAATTTATTTATACTATAAAATCCAAATAGTGATAACACTATATATGTTATATAACGATATTCAATAAATATTTTTTCATCTAATAAATAACTAACTAATACAATTATAATTGTATAAATCACATTAAAAGATTTATGATATAAATAATAAACATATTCATTAAGATTATTATTTTTATATTCAATATTTCTATCAAAAAAGTAAAAACAGAACATTATTAATAGTGTATGACTTATATAATAATAACCATATAAATTACTTGTATCAATAAAATTACATACAATAGTAATTATTATCACAATCAATAATACTAATGATTTTTTACTAAAATAATCTAATAGTTTTTTATATTTATTTTTTATTATCTCTTTATTTATTACTATATTATTAATCATCTGAATAAATATATTTTTTTATTTTATCTACATCTACATATTTTCCTGGACATGATTTATTATCATTATAATGATTATGTCCATATATATTTTCTATTGAAGGAATACTTATTAATAAATATCTACACAATCCAACTAAACTCTCTAATTGTTTTTGTGTAGGTTTATAATCATTTAATTGACCATCTAATACTATTCCTATACTGTGAGTATTATTTTCTTTACAATGAGCTGTAATGCTTATTAACCAATTAGTTTGAAATATTGTTCCAGAACTATCAATTTGATAATGATAACTGTGTCCAAATCCAAAATTATCAATACCTATTTGAGCTACTTCGTATGGAGTTTTATTAAATGCTCCATCTGTACAATGAATAATGATTGTATTAATATCACTTTTTTTTCTTGTATTATATTTTTTTTCACTTGGTAAATCTGCTATTATATTTGTTATGTTTTTTTCATTGATTTCTATAATTTTTATCTCATTTAATGATTTATCCTTTTTTTCAACTACATTATTTAAAATATTTTTACTGAAAAAAGTAAATATCATTATAGTTAATATTATTGTTATAGTTATCCAAAATACATACTCAAATATTTTTTTAATTGTTTTCATGTTATATATTTTATATATACTAAAATAAATTAAATAAAAAATATTTTTTAGTATTTATTTAAAAATACAATGAAACATATTAATGAAAAAATAGAAATACCTGTTGAAATAGGAGATACAATATATACAGGTAAATTTAAAAATAAAAAAACAGTTGTTAAATCAATAGGAAAAGATGAAAAAGAACAACCTATAATAAATAATAAAACTATTCTTAAATTTAAAATTCCTAAAAAACCAAATATCACTTTTGAACAATTAAATGATTTAATTAAAAATACTGTTTCTAATATAATAAACGAAAATCATAAATACTCTTCTGGTTGTTTAATGACGTATATAGATATTAATAATTGGAATGATTTATTAAATAATATAAATAAAAATGATTTATATACCGAAGAAGATGAAGAATATGGATTAGAATTTAATCCTCATATTACTATTCTATATGGATTTGAATTGGATAAAGTCAATACTTCTGATATTGATAATATATTAAAAAATATAAAACAAATATCAGTTAAAACAAACGGAATATCACTATTTGAAAATGATAAGTATGATGTTTTAAAAATAGATATTGTTTCAGATGATTTAAACAAATTGAATAGGATTTGTTTAAATCATCTAAATACAAATAAGTATCCTACTTATGAACCACACATGAATATTGCTTATTTAAAAAAAGGAATGGGTAAAAAATATATGAAAAAAATAAAACTTAAAAATACTGAATTTATATCATCTAAATTTGTTTATTCATATAGCAATGATAAAGGTAATCAAAAATATATCATTAATAAATAAAAGTGTATTTATATTAAATAATTTAAAAAAAATAAAACTAATGACAACAAAACAAAAACAATTATTAGAGTCTTACATCGAAAAACAAGTAAGAAAACATTTAACTGAAAGTTTAGTGTATAGTGCAATAAAAAAAGCAGTTGATGGTAAAAGTAATAATACTACAACCAAATCGGGTAAATGGAAAATTGATATGGATTATAAATATGATTTAGAATTAGCAATTTATTATGATAATACTCATATTATTGATTATTCTTGTGGAGGCAGACCATTAAAAGTAAAGGACTTTAATACATATAATGAAGAAGAATTTAAAAAACAAATTATTATGGTAAAAGATGCCCTAATTAAGTTAGATTATCCTGTTAAATAATATACAAATAAAAACCTACTATTAAATAGTAGGTTTTATTATTTTAAGATTATTCATTTATTGTTTCGTATGCTGGAACATAGTAAGTAAATTCTAAATCTTCATTATCATACATAAATTTAAATTTGGCTACATTATATTGTTTACTAACTAATAATTGACCCAATATAAAATTTTTACTTGTTTTAAGTATTTTTTTAAATATATCAATATTAAATGGAATATAGTTATCCCATGCATCTTTGAATTGTTTAACATCAAAACTAAATTTACCACTATCACTAATTTTATTTTTTGAATAGTTTACAACAATTGATGCTGTTCCATCTTCATTTACTTTAATTGATACATTTTTTGCATCTTCAACTGTTTCAATTTTACTAAATTTTCTAATAAAATCGGGGTCAATTTCAATTACTGTATCAAACATATCATCTGTACCTTGAAATCCTTTAAATGTATTAAGAATAAGTTCTGGGTCACTTAGTTTACAATATTTTTCAACATCTTTATCTTTAAAGTACAAATATGTAAATCTATCATGTTCTTCATCTTTAAGAATTTTAATTTCAACATCATTATCCATTGAAGCTATACTTGATAAAATTGTGTTGGCTTTATTTATACCAATTGTACAATTATCAAACTCATTAGCATTTTTTAAAAATCCTTCTCCCATAACTGTTTTAGATTCACTTCTAAATTTAACGTTTAATACACCATCTTCGATTTTCCAAATTGAATCTTGAATTTCACCATTTAATGCGTACTTTTGTACAAAATCCTGTAAGTTTTCTTTTTTCATATTTAATATTTTATTTATTGTTTATTTTAAATTAAAATAAATATAAATGAGGTTTAATTAAATTTTTAATTATTGTCCAAATAATATATAAATAAAAACCTACTATTAAATAGTAGGTTTATTTTTTAATATTCTTCCTGATAATCTTCTTCGTTATCTTTATTTTTTTGATTTATATTTATTACAACAGAATCAGTTAATAAGAATGTTGAAGCTACAGATACAGCCTTTTCAAGTGAAGTTTTAACAACTTTAGTAGGGTCAATAATACCATCTAATATCATATTAACATATTTTTTAGTTCTTAAATTAAACCCATAATTTTTTTCATTTTTATTTAATATTTCATTCCAATATACTTCACCATTTAACCCAGCATTTTGTAATATTTTATTGAATGGTTGTTTAATAGCATGTTTAAGAATATTAAATCCAATAAGTTGTTCGTTATCATTAATTCCTAATTCAGAAGGATTTAATTTATTTAATTCTTCATAAATATACATTAAAGCAGTTCCTCCTCCTGGTAATATACCATCTTCGATAGCGGCTTTAGTAGCATTTAATGAATCTTCTATTCTATATTTTTTATCTTCTATTTCAATATCACTATTACCTCCTACACTTATAATAGCAACACCACCAATCATTTTAGCCAAACGTTCTTGGAATCGTTGTTTTTCAAAATCATTATCACTTCTTTCGATTTGATTATGTATTTGTTCAACACGTTCTTCAATTTTAGTAACTTCTCCATTACCATCTATAATAGTACTTTGTTTAGTATCACAAGTGAATAATCTACTACTTCCTAATATAATATCAATATCATATAATAATTCATCATGTTCATTAACAATAGGACGAGTTAAATTTTCAATTTCTATTCCTTTTTCTTCACTTACAACAACTCCACCTGTTAGAGTAGCAATATCTTCCATCATTAATTCACGTTGATTACCGTATCCTGGAGCTTTTACAGCACATACTCTTGCAATACCTCTTACTTTATTTACAATTAGTGTACTTAATGCTTCTCCACTAATATCGTCTGCAATTATAACAAGAGAAATATTATTCATTGCAGTATATTCAAGAATATTTTTAATTTGAGGAATTGTTTGAATTTTACCTTTGTATAATAAATATTTAGGGTTTTCGAATTCAACTTGCATTGTTTGTTGATTTGTTACAAAGTAAGGACTTAAATAACCATTTAAAAACTGTAAACCTTCGACTATTTCTAAACTATCTAAACCAGTATTACTTTTTTCAACTGTAATTACTCCATCAATACCTACATTTTCAAATGCTTCGGATATAAGTTCTCCTATTTTTTCATCTCCGTTTGCAGATACGGTTGCAATATTTTTAAAATCCGATTTATCGGTAATATTTTGTTTTGAATTATCTAATTTGGATATAATAATATCTTTTGTTTTTTCTAATCCTTGTTTTAATTCAGTTACATTAAAATCATCTTCTAAACGTTTTAATCCTTCAGTAATAATAGCATGTGTTAAAACGGTTGCTGTTGTTGTTCCATCTCCAGCAATTTTATTTGCATGTATTGAACTTGTAATTATTGTCTGAGCACCTATGTTTTCTAATTCATCTTCTAATACAATTGATTTAGCTACAGTAACACCATCACGAGTAGAAACTATTTTACCTTCGTCTAATTGTATCATTACATTATGTCCATTTGGACCTAAAGTTGAACTAACTGCATTATATACTTTATCAATACCTTTTTTCATTTTATCCCTGGCTTCTTTACCAGATACAATTTTCTTTTTGTTCATATATTTTATCTTTTTATAAATAATATTTCTTCTTCTTTTCCAACATAGTATTTTTCACCTTTTTCTTCAAATTCATATAAACTAAATTTAGGTACTACAACAATATCACCTACTTTTACATTCATTGGATAACGTAAGGATTGAGTTTTATTACTTGTTAATAATTTAGTATCAGTAATATTTCTATTTAGTAATCCAGGTCCAATAGCTATTACTTCACATTCCATTGTTTTATTTTGTCCCATTTCTGGTACAATTATTCCACCTGTAGTTTTTAGTTGTTTAACTTGTTTTAGTACAACTTTATTGTCAATTGGTTCGTAATTCATATTTTTTATTTTGTTATTATTGTTTACATTAAAATAAAAATAAATAAAAATATTTTATTAAAAAACCTACTAATGAATAGTAGGTTTACTTTTTATTTAACTTCTATTTTATTTGAATATTGTTCTTTAAAAGGAAGTGTTATAGATAATATACCATTTTGATATTTACATGTGATATTATCTTTATTAATATCTTCTTGAATAGTAAATTTATATTCTTTTTGATTATTTTTTGTACTACCCCATAAAACTTTTGTATTATTATCACCTTCCAGTTTAACTGCTTTTACAAATAGTTTATTTTTAACTACTTTAACTTCTATATCACTTTTATCAAAACCAGGTAAATCAATATCCAATACTTGGGTTGTTTCATCTATTTGTTTTAATACTGAATTTGATGGTAATGTTGATGTTGCTTTACCAAAATCTGTAAATGAGTTATAAAAAACTTCATCTAATAGTAAATCTAATTTGTTCATGTGTTTTTATTTTTTTTGTTGTTAATAATTTATTTAAACTAAAACAAATATTGTACAAATTAAATTTATGTGTCAAAATTACAGAATTATTAAAATCAAACTGTCAAAATTACAGTCTATATGTCAAAATTACATAAATAACATCATTTAACTGTCAAAATTACAGTTTAATTTTATCCAAATCCAAAGTATTAATATTATCATATAAATCAAAAATAGCAATTTCTAAAGCTATATTAAATATATCAAATAATGAGTATATTTTATAATATAGAGGAATATTATCATTGTTCATAAAAACCCATAAAACATCAAAAATAAATTTTATATTTTGATTATGATTTATTTTAAATATATTTTCGTATATTACTTCATAATAAATATTACCTAAAATATTATTTGTTAGTTTTATTAATTTATTTTTAATATTTTTTTCATAATCTAAAATAATATCTTTGATTATATTATAACTATATTGTACTAAATCCTCTTTTTTAAATGTATTTAAAAAATCATATCTACTTAATATATGATATGAATATTTTTTAATTGATTTGTATTTTTCGGTAAGTATTATTGAATATATTGTTTTATTAAAATCATGTCCTACTGTTTTTTTAAATTTATCTATTCTCCTACTATTTTTTTGTTTAAATAAATTATGTTTTTTTAATTTATATAAATAAAAATATCTCCTAAATATATTCATAGTTCTTTAAAAATATGATTTAACACTAATTTGTTCTAAATTATTAATAAATTTAAAAATTGTATGTTCTTTTTTATTACTATCTATAATTTTAATACCGTTTAATAAATTTTCATCATTATTATTAATTATCTTCATAAGAGTATTAAATGCATGTCCTTTAAAAAATGTTCCTTTCATATTATTTGTACCCAAATGAAATTCATCAAAAATCATATCTTGTTCTGTATAACCGGGTAATATTAAAAAATAATCTACTTTATTCATTTTAATCCTGTATCTTTCATTGTTTTATCTTCAAATTTAAAATCAATTAGTTTCATAGCAGTAATTCTATCTACTTTAAATGTTCTATATGCATCTTCAAAAGTTGTATGAGTAAAAGGACGTATTTTACTATTATAAAATGATTTGGCTTCTGCTTCAGACATTTTAACTTTAGGGAAATCAAATTTAATCATTAAATATTTTCTTCCTTGTTCCATTACTAATCCAACTTTTTTAATCCAACTCCTAAAATAAGATGGTCTAACATTCGTTAATTTAATACAATGCATATATCCATGATAATTAGGATGTAGTACAAGTATTATATATTTTTTAGGTGTTGTTAAAACAGTTTTTTTACTTTCGTTTGTTTTAATTTTATCAGTTTTTTTATAATATGTTTCACATATATATCCTGCATGTACTTTTGATTTAACAATTGTAAATGCTTTATCTATTCTTCCTTTATAATATGAAAAATATTTTGAATCGTCATCTGAAAAAGCATATTTTCTAAAAAATGGCATATTTATTATTTTTAAATAAATACTATAATAAAAAAGTCTTAAAACTAAATTTAAGACCTTTTTTAATACTAAATATATTTATTATTATTAACTAAAATTCCTTTGAATGAGTTGTTTATTTTGATAGGTAAATTAACAAATTTCTTAGTGAATTGTTCAACAGTTTCATTTGCTATTTTAACAAATTCCTTACTTATAACATTACTATCAAAATTAGATAAAATATGATTTCTATTATTATTTTTAATTTTATTAACTTTATCAGTATTATAAATATTAAACATTTTTATACTAAAATCTTCCATTGTATTTGTAAATGATGAATAAACATATTGATTTTTAAACATACTATTCAAATACTGTCTTTTTGTATTAACTAAATTATCATTATTTACAATATAATCTGTATTACTTCCTGTTTTATTTGTTATAACATTAATACCGCAACTCATTGCTCTTAATGTATTATACGATAGTAAATTAAGAGGTTTATTATCAAAATATAAATTACTTATACTAAATAAAAAGTTTAAATCTTTATCGGATAAACTTTTAGTAATATGTACAACATTTAATTTATCTGATAAATTATAATTAATATAATTTTTGGTTTGTTCATTACTATCCAATAATACCAATGCAATACTTCTTCTAATATTATAAGGCACTTGTTGTATAAAATGAATAAATGTTTCTATATTTAATGGATGATTTTCTGCTATTACTCTATATTTATTATTTTTTAAAACTAATTCTAAATCATTATTTTCAACATACCCATTAAATATAGAAGTGTCAATATTTGTAGGTAAATATTTTATTTTTGATATATCCCTTTTATTTAATACTTTTTTAGCGTTATTAACGGCTGTTTCATTCATACATAGTATTTTATCAGCCACTTCATAATATGGTTTAAAACCGTACACAATAGGATTACTAACCCAATGATTATATACTAATACAGGAGTTGAATTAAGAATATCTATTTCACTAAATATAAAATCATATTCCGTTAAATCATTATTTGCTATTAATATTAAATTCGGACTTTCTTGTTCAATAACTTCTCTAAATAATACACTTGATTTATCACTTTGTAAATTAAATGGATAAATTAATAAACTTCCTTTACCATTTAATGCTTCTAAATTATACTCTATAATATTTCCATATTCAGGATGATTATCATTATAATAATGTCCTAAATTAACCCATTGTATTTCTTCACTTGTTTTTAATACTATATTAAATAGTGATATACTTTGTTCATCTTCTAATCTAATGTCGTTGGATAATAATAATATTTTCATTTTAATATTCTTTTTAAATCTTTATTTTTTATATTTAATTTATTTCTGTTTAACTTATTTAGTATAAATACTGTAGGTATTATATTTAATGTATCAATAATTTCTTTATTTGTTGTGGCGTATATATACTTCACTTTATCATTTATGTATTTATATTCACTTTTCATTATCAAATTTAAATTTGAATTATAATAATAAATATTATCAGTTTCATTTATATACTTTTCGTAAATCAAATGAATATCTATTTTGACAATCATATTCTTTGGGACATATATTGAACTATATCCTGTTATAATATTATTTTGATGTACATATTGTACAATATCAAATTTATTTGTTATGATATTATAAAAATAATCATTTTCATTTAAATCTGTGTTATTTTGAGTGTGAAGTAAATACATTTTTATTTTAAAACAAATAAAATAAAAAAAGTTTAATATATAAATATTAAACTTTTTAAATCAACTAATTTATTCAAAATAATTATTTGATTTTTGTTTTTTTATAGTATTTTCTAATAATTTAATTTTATTAATTAATAATTCGACATTTTTATCAGTGTAGTTTCTTGTTTCTTTATTTAAATCTTCTATATATTTTGAATTTATTTTATTTATATAATTCATAATTGTATCCGTGTCTGATTTTTTGATACTCATATCAAAATTTTTAGAATTTTGTTCCATTAAATATTTGACATTTATTTCAAGGCATGATATTTTTAAATCATCATCAATTATATCATTATCAATTATAATTTTTTTAACTTGTTTAAATGAATTAAAAATTAAATTGAGAGGGATATATAGAATGGTTACTATAATAACATAAACATATTTTAATACTGTTTTCATATTTTTTGTTTTTAATTGTTTTTTAATTATTGTTTCATTATTTTAAAACATTCAAGTATTGCAAAATGTCTTGCCTGTAGTTTAAGTAATGACCCACCGTTAATACCTGTATAAGAATTAGTATTATTTAATTCGTTTTTTCTTAATAATAAGTATATTTCTTTATTTATATTAATTGACATATTATTTAAGGTAAACCAATCAATTAACCATTCATTTAGAATACCTAATACTGATTTATTTGTTATATTATAATTATTCAAATCAATTATTTCAGATATAATTGTGTTATACCAAAACTCCAACCATTCTATATTTGCATTCATTAAAGGTTTATAACTACTACTTCCTTTTGATATATTTGATAAATCACCTGTTTCATTAAATATCCATTCAATTAAGTCTTGATAATCAGGGGACAATATAATATCTTGTTTATAAAATCTACTATCAAAATTAATTATTTCATTATTATTTTCTAATGTTTTTGATGTATTATAGCATTTTGTACATGTTTTATTAAAACCTTTTTCTTTAGCAATTTCTGCCAATTTTTTATTTATATATTTCATTGTTTTTATTTTTTAATTGTTAATTAATATCAATACTTTAACATTATATTTAATTCGAAACAGATGATAATAACCCAGCAACCATTTCACAAAAACCTCTTACATCTTTTGATGTTGTTACATCATACTTATTTACTCGTTTAAATCTGGAATAATCTTTTTTATATAGTAATTCTCGGTCAATAAATGCTTCATATTCTGTACCAATGAAAACAGAAAATTCAAACAATTTGTACTCAAAAAATGCTCATTATCAAACTCATTGAACTTATTTTCGTTTGTTTTTACATAATTTATATTATGCTTTTTAAATTCATTTTTTAATTCTTGTAAATTCATTTATTTATTTTTTAACTGTTAATAATAACACAAAGATAAACTATTTATTTCTGAAATACAAATTATTTATTGTTAATAAATGTTAAAATAAAAAAACACATACAAATAAATGTACATGTTTTAATCTATTAACAATTAATTAAAAAAATGAGTAGCACTCCGTATGAGATTCGAACTCATGACTTGAGATTGAAGGTCTCACGACTTAACCACTTGTCGAACGGAGTATAATAAAAATCTCAAAGTAAGATTCGAACTTACGGTTGTACACTTTTGCAGAGTGTTACCTTGGACCACTCGGTCATTTGAGCGTATGATGTTCTAAAAGGACTCGAACCTTTAATATCAGAATCAAAATCTGAGGTATTACCATTATACTATAGAACAATAGCGGAAAGTGTAGGATTCGAACCTACGGATGCCTTTCGGCATCGCATGTTTAGCAAACATGTGGATTAAACCACTCTCCCAACTTTCCTTTTTGCTCACAAGGTTGGACTTGAACCAACGACACTCGGATTAACAGTCCGATGCTCTACCAACTGAGCTACATGTGAATATAAATATTTTAAAAAATGTATTTGTAGCGGGAGGGTGATTCGAACACCCGACCTTATATTAATCCAATATAATCTAATATATTAAATGTTCCATTTATTATATTTTGTATCTCTTTTAATTTAAGTACAAATAATTTTTCAGGAAAATATTTCCATTTCATTCTATCTCTTTCTCTTTCAAATCCCTTAACTTCAATATAAACATTTAATTCAGGAAGATAAAAATCAGGAAAATAAAAATGCCATTTTTCATTCCAAAAATAATTAAATGGTTTTTTAATTTTATTAGTCCATTTTATATTTTTAGAATTTAAATGTTCGGCTACTATCAATTCCCAATTTCCACTCAATTTAGTATTGTTTCCAAAACTATCAACAAACTCAATACTTTTAGTTCTCACACAAACATTTTTTGACGAATATGATTCAGGCTTGTTTAAAACTATCTGTTTCATTAAATCACTTTGTTTTTTTTTATTTTCCGCTGTCCAATACTTTAAATTAGTTTCCTTTGAACGAATACTTATTTTAGCACGTTGTTCTTCCGAATAAACTCTTTTCGCATTAGTATTTTTTTCTTTCATTATTTTGGAATGTTTACTCCGTTTTTCTTCATTCCAATCCTCATTATAAGTTTTTTTTCTATTTGGATTTAACTTGCAATACGTTTGATGTGATTTACCATATTTTTTTAATTCTTTCCCACAAAATAGACAATTCATATTTTTAAATTTAGTATATATAATATATATACTAAAATTAAAATATTTAGTCTATCGAGTTATCCTAACCACTGCTCCATCCCGCAATATTTTAATTTAAAACATCAATTAAGAGTTTTAGCGGTTCCAACGAGATTCGAACTCGTGTTACCTGCGTGACAGGCAGGCGTGCTAACCACTACACTATAAAACCTTTTTATAAACAGAATATCATTTCTTTTTGTATCCTAAACAAATTGATTATGCTGTTGATATTCTTTTTCAAATTATCATCTTTTTTTTGTACCATAAACAAATTAAAGTATGCTGTTGATAATTTTATCGGATAAGTGTTTAACGTTTTCAATTTAAAAGATTGATGTTTTGTTGTGTTTGCTGTAACTTATCCTATTCAACCTACGTTTAGGGAATCGAACCCAATGTCGTCTCAACCAGAGGACCGTAATGTATACAAGCATTATTTTTTTATAATTTGCTGTGTGTAGGTTTATTATTTTATTTAATAAATCAAAGAACATTTATTATATTTTAAATTAAGTAAAATATTTTGAATTAAATAAACAATTTTATTCTTTTATCAATAAAATATTCAACCACTGATTTTCCCTATTAGGTTTAAGTTTTAGTTTATTTAATTAAATTAAATTTTAAAGAACTTATTTTTTGTGATTCAGTTGGGACTCGAACCCAAAACCTTATCATTAAAAGTGATATGCTCTACCAGTTGAGCTACTGAATCATTTTATATATTTATTAATCCAAATTCAGTTAATTTATCTCTGGATTCCTCTTTTGATATATTAATTAAATGTTTTTTAACATTATTAATAACCATATTTGAATACATTTGTTTAATATATTCCATTGTTATTTTTTTTGAAACTATGTTTGTATTCTTTTTATCAAAAATATATTCCTTAATAGCCAATAGAATTTTATTTTTATAACCCTCACTATAATTAAGTAAGTTTATTTTTTGGTTAGTTAAATAACCATTAACAACTATTCTTAATTGATGTATTTTTGTCCCTTTTAAAAAAGTTATAGCGTATTCATTATAACCTTCTTTTATAAATACATCATTATTTAATTTAAATTTTGCTATTTTAAAATTTATTTTCATAATTATAATTTAAATAGATGAACAAACTCGAATTTACCGTATTTTTTATTTAAAATATGTTCTAAAGTTTCTTTTGATATTGATGACATAGTACCTGATTTCATTTCATTTGTTTTGAAAACATAAATTTTATAATTCCATTTTTTTGATATAATTTTAAGTTTTTATTTGTTAGTAATTATACAACAAAGATAATATATTTTTCAAATAAATACAAATTAATTTTGTTAATAAAAGTTAAAATGTTCATTACCAATCTATATTTATTATATATTCTCCCGGTTCAATTAATCCTTTATTATATAAATCAGTTATTAATGTATAAATATCAGGATAAAAATTTCTAAACCAAAATATATCAACCTCCCAATCACTCCCATTATTTCTCCATTTATTTCAATAGGAATTTCGTCATTCATTTCATCATCATCAGTATAATCCGATGGAACATTAAAACTAAATGTTCCTCTACTTTTGCACCCTTCTTGTTGTTGAAAACTATAAGGTTTTTTATAAGTGTCTGATATAAAATTGTCCCAATCATCCACTTCAATCATATTAGTCTTGTTATATTTAAGCATAAGTTTTTTATTTTGTTAATAATTCCAAATGAAATATATGTACCATTTGGAATTGTTATTTTTTTATTGAACTAAATTTAGTACAGTTTGATTCATTGCTGATTCAAATAGTTCTTTTGCTGTTTTAGGAATTGAAGTTTGTCCTTTTACTCCGAATAAAAATGAAAGAGGACTTAAATCATATCCACTAAAATAATAAACATTTTTAGTATTACCAAATGTTTCAAATTTAGTTGTAGGATTATTACTATAAAAAGTATTAGGTAAATCAATAAAACAAATACCAAAACTATTTACAAATTCATCTGAATAAACAGTTTTTAATTTATTTAAACCAAATTGTACATTTGTTTCAACTCTATTTCGTACTGAATTAAATTCTCCATCACTCCAACATAAAATAAAATTAGGTATTTCATTTTCATTTACTGTAGGATTTTCTTTTCTGAATTGGACAAAGAAATCAAACACACTTTCAAAATTAGTTGAACCATTTCCGTTATTAGGTAAATTTAAGTATTTTTCAGTAAAAGAACTCCCTTTAAATTTTACCATATTTGTTTTATTTGAGAATGATAAATATGTATTATAGAAAGGACTGTTTGGATACATTTCATTAAAAAATAATACACTTGCATTTTGAACTTGAATACTTTTTAATTCTCCTACTTGTCCATTACCAATATACATAGGTGAACTCATACTACCTGAATGGTCGCATACACTAATAGGTCTAATACCATTATCAACTAATCCCTTTTTAGCTGTTTCAACTAATTTATTGAATTGTTTATCAATTGTTAATTTTTTAAACGATTCTAAATTATTTGTTATTTTAACAGCTAATTCGTATGGATAACCATTAAAATTTGCTACTGGCTTACTTTCAATCCATTTAGAATATATTTCTTCTAAATTATTATTTTTAATAAATTTACCAGATACTAAATTTATTAATGCTTTTCCTCCAACAGTATTCCAATTAATTTGTAAAAAATTATTTTGGGATATTAGTTGTTGCCATTCATGAGCTTTACCTGAACTTTTTAATTTTCTGTATTGTTTATATGTTTTACCTGTATTATCAGTTGTACCAAATAATAAAGAACAAATCCATTTACCTATCATATTATCAGCTTGTGATTCTAATGTTCTACAATCAGATTTAGTTCTAATTGAAGGTAAATATTTTTTTACTAAATCTGAAGTTTTTTCGTTTTCTAATCCTGATAATATTACTTTACCAATAAAATTCCAATCTAATTTTCTATCTTCCCATCCATTATATTGCAAATCAATATTTAACATTGTGATAATATCTTTCCAACTTCCTACAGAGATAAAAATAGGTAAATTATTATAAAATGATTGTTTGTTTTTTAAATATAACCAATACATTCTAATAATTGATTCATATCTTAATCCTGCTCCACGTTGTGTTTCATCAATTAATCCATACCCAATAACAAATGTTTTTGGTCGTGTTATCATTCGTAAATACATAATAAATTTAATTGAATCTACTTTATTAATACTCCAAATTGTATTGCAATCATTTTCAATTTCATTATAAGGTCGTTGTGCCAAATATTTTGAAACATTTGAGAATTGGTCCACAAATTCATCTCCACTTGTATTATATTTTAATGAGCCATTACTTAATGTTTCTGCTGTTTTCTTTAATCCAAAATTTATAAATGGATTATTACTGTTGTTTTCTACAGATGCTACTTTTTCAGTAACTTCAAATAATTTTTGTTTTTTGCTGTTTAACATCTTTTTTTAGTTTTTATTGTTAATATTATCGAATGAGTTTTTAAATTAGTCAAATTATTGTTTTGATTTTTTATATTTGTTTTTGCAGTAACTCATTCCGTTTTTATTTAAATTAAGTAATTTATTTTTAATTTAATTTATCAATAAAAAATTTAGCTTCCTGAACTCCGAATATTTCACTCATTCCTTTAAATTTTTTACTACTTCTGTATTTGTCATTTTGATTAAAGATTAAATAACGGCTTATAACACAGTGTTAAAGTTTATACTGGATTTGATAGTTTTGTGCTTTTTAATCAATTACCGAGCATATTATTTTTCGTTATAGGCGATAAAAGATTTACGATTATTGTACTTGTTTTTTAATTATTGAACTTCAACTTTGAATTCATTACCCGTTTCATCAAAGAAACTAATTGAAAACAAATTATAAGAGTTCCAACCTAAATCTCCTTCGGAGAATGGGTTAAATCGTATTTCGTCAAAATAATCAGAATAATTTTCAACTGTTTTATCCAAATTTTCATAAAATTCGTCAAACCATGACTCACTTATATCGTCAGGATTGCACCCTCTAATACCTGAAACGAAATTAGATATTTCTTCAATAAAAGCATTTAAGAAAGGATTGTCTTTTGAAATAATACTTTCAAAAATAGTATTATCATTACTAATCATATAATCGTGTGATAAAACATAACAATTTTTTAATTGATTTTCTACTTTTTTGCCAATTTTAATTTTTTTCATTTTTGATAATTTTTAGATATTAATACTATGATAATTAAATAAATGCACCTAATATATTATGGTCGATTATTGACTGTTTTGATGCAAACTTTAAACTTTTTTACTATTTAGAACATTTGTGTTAATAAGTGTTAAATTTATTATGTACAAATAAAATGAACAAAAACTATATTTTCATTTTTATTTACAACAGTTGTATCTCTTAAATACGAATTATCTCCATACCAATCATAAATCAATTTATTATTAAAATTTAATGAATTAATACTTGACTCGATTATAGCATATTGAAATATATCGTTATGATAACATTCAAATACTACTTTATATTCAGTTCCAAAATGTTTATCTCTATTTTCTTTATATTCGTTCATAAATAATTATTTTATATTGTTGTTTTATTAATTAATATTTTCTCTTTTACTCAATTCTTCTTTAATTAAATTTAAATATCTGTTCCAATCATTATATTTAATTTGTTCCTTTTCATAACCTAATTTAATATCCCACATAAATTCAACATTATCAAATCCATAGTAATATTCTGAAATAGAAACTTTATATCTTTTTCTTTCTGCTTTATAATATGATAAAAGTCGTTTAGTATTTAATTTTTTTAATTCTTCTATTGTTTTCATTTTATAATATTATTAAGTTTAGTTAAATAATTTTGTTCGATTGGTACACCTGTATCATTTATAAATAAAAATAATTGTACTTTTTGTCTATCTGTTAAATTATCATGTCCTCCATTATCAATCATTGCAACATTGATTGGTATTGAATTAAAAAAACGTTTATCTGTTAAAGTGAAATTGTTAAAATAATAACTGTTATTATCTGGAGCACAAATACTAAATTTATTTTCTATAAATTCTATAATTGTATTTATACGTTGTTTTCCATCTATTATTTCATATATACCGTCTCTATCCCAATTAACATATATAGTAAATTTTCCTACATCTTTTCCTTCCAATAAAGATATTATAAATTTTTGTTTTTGTTCTAATGTCCAACATAAATCTCTTTGAAGATTTATATTATATGTTGATAAAAATACATTATCATCAAAACCAATATCTTTTTGATGGGTAAAAGTAATAAATCCAATCTCTCTGGTTGAATATCTCAATAGCTTTGAAAAAGTGTTATCAAATAAGTTTAATATTGTTTTCATTTTTTTATGTTTTAAAATTTATATTACAAAGATAAACTATTTTATTTATAAATACAAATTATTTATGTTAATAAAAGTTAAAATTAAAAAAATAATTTTTAGTATTTATATAAAATATTACTAATTATGTACATTTATTTAATAAACGAAACAAATACAAATAATTATAAAATAGGTTATGCTAAAGATGTTAATAAAAGAATTAAACAATTACAAACATCTAATTCTAATAAACTAAATATAATAAATACATATAAAATAAAAAATACTTCTAAATGGACTAAATTAGAAATTATGATACATAATCATTATAAATTTAAAAGATTAAATGGAGAATGGTTTAATTTAGAATATAATGATACTATTGATTTTATATCAGTATGTGAACAAAAAGATAAAATTATTGATTTAATGATTGATAATCCCTTTTTTTAAATAATAACTAAAAATAAAATAAAACATGACAACAAAACAAAAACAATTATTGGAATCATTTATATCGAAAGTAGTTAAACGAGTATTAAATGAACAAACAGAAAGAAAAGATTATGGATTTTCTATTAGTACTTCAGATGAACATACAATATCAATGAATGCAGAAGATGATAATAAAACTCTAACTAAAAAAGATTGGAGTTTAATTAATAAAGATATTTCTAAAATAGAAGAAAATATTATTAAATGGTTAGATACAATAGGAACTGCTCGTGATGAAGGACACGGTAGTGATGATTCACTTGTAGGAACATTTTTTATTGATTCAAATCATGAGTTTGTTGAAGTTATTGATGAAGTGATTGAACAAAACGAACCTTTGCGTACAAGTTCAGGTACATTGACTGACCATATTGATGATAGTAAAATTTGGCAAGGTACATCAAAATTATCAAAATATATTGATGTTGAAGTAAAATTTTTTAATTAAAAATAAAACCTACTTAATTTAAAGTAGGTTTTTTAATTTTATATTGTGTATAATTCAACAACTTCTTTCAATGAAAAAATTGAGTTAATAGAAATCAATCCAGTTTATTCAAGTTTTATAGGAAATATTATATATAATTATTTCGACCCAGTTAATTCTTCAATAGAGATAGGACGAAGAGGAATAATTAAGTATATAAAAAACAACAAATTTTATCCAGTATTAACGAGTACAATAATTGACGCTATGACAAATAGATTTAAATCTATTGTAGATGTTCAATATATTAAAGATTGTGAAAGTTGGATAGAATTATATAAAAATACAAAATCTCTAAATATTATATATCGAGTACAATTAGATGATGTAAGTCACCAATTGTTCAGCTTAAACACTATAAAAAGTAAAGTAAATTATATTACTTTTTAATTATTTTGTATTGTTTAAGTATATAGTGAAGCATGAATGTCTTAATAAATGAAAATGATATTTTTCACCTAAATATTTTTTAACTATTTGATTGCAACTTGTTGATGAATATTTTAAACTATTTTGTCCATTAAATAAATATTCTTTTGGTTTATAGTTTTTAAAATATTCTCTTAATAATTCAAATATATTTTGGGATAATGGTACAATTCTATCTTTTTTACCCTTTCCATTTTTAATATTGATTATCATTCGTTTAGAATCTATATCTTCTATTTTTAAATTTATAACTTCTGAAACTCTTAATCCAACAGAAAACCCAAGTGAAATAATAGCTTTATGTTTTAAATTTTCTATTTTAGATATTTGTTTTAATAGAAAATCTTTTTCTATTATTTGTGGTAATTTTCTTTCACTTGTAGGTCGTTCAATTTTTGATAAATGAATATCCTTTTTATTCAAACAATATTTATAAAACAATTTTAATGAATTTATAATTTGATTTTGTTGTGCAATAGAAGAATATTTAAAATTTAATAAATATTCATCCAAATCCTTTAATGTTAATTCATACGTATTTTTAGTAAAATTATTAATATATAATTTTGCATAATAAACATACATATTAATTGTTCTAAAACTATAATTTTTAACTCTTAAATTATTTTCAAAAATTTCAAGAGTTGATTTACCTTTTGTATTCATAATCAATAAATTAAATATACTTGTTTATATATAATAGTTAGCAGTAATACTACATTTGTTATCCGATTTGAGTTTCATCTGTAATATCTTTTTCTTTTCTTTTTTCTTCCACCCTTTTTAAAGAAATATCATAATGGTCTTTTACCAATTCACTTCCAATATAATAACATTCATTTTCAATACAACTTAATTCAGTAGTACCTATTCCTGAAAATGGTTCATAAATTAAACTACCTTTTGGAAAGTAAATATTTATCAACTGATTTGCTAAATCTTGTGAAAATGATGCTTTTAATTGACATTGGTATCCATCATTATTTCTTGCTTCAATATAATTCACATAGTTTTTGTAGAACTTCTGTCCAGTTTTTTCATTTACCTTACTTATTTCTTTATTAGTTTTGAATGTGTGTAAGTGTTCCTTTTTTACAAAAACATAAATCAATTCAGTAATCCTACTCAATTTAGTTGGCGAAGTTTGAAATGGTATTGCATTTGGCTTTTTCCAACAAATTATATCCGCAATAGTTAAATCAGTTTCATTATGGATTTTAGCAACCAATAATGTAGGCAATATTGGATTTTCCTTTGCATACGATATGTTGTAACAAATCACACCAGTATCATTAATAACTCTTGAAAATTCTTTAAACTCATTAGTTCTTACCTCAAGATAATCATTTTCACTTAATCCATCTAATTCTGAGTATCCATTATTGTAATAACAATCACTTCGTTCCGTATTGATATTATATGGTGGTGATGTGATTATTCCATCAATAGATTTATCTTGAAGTCTTTTCAAGGTAATCTTACAATCTTCGTTATAAATTATATTTCGTTTCATTTTTAATTTTTCAAATTAATATTTTTCCACCGCACAAAAATAAAACAAAAAGGTTCAGTTCTCCGAATGAGCATTTGTGGTTAATTACCGTACTACTGCTAACAGCGTATAAAAAACATTAAAACGATTTTTTATACGCAAAACGTTAGAAAAATATTGCTTAAAGCGTTCTATGAAAATCACAATAAACACTACCATCATCCGCATCTTTATCACACATAGCATTGCAACATTTTCTAACAATAGGTATAACTAATAATTTTGCTTGCTGTAGTGCTTCGATAAACCTATCCTCTGTCATAGCTTGTATCACCTCGCCTTGTATCATATCTGTACCTATATCAAGCCACGTATCTGCATAGCAATCGGATAGGTTTTTAAACATTTGTCTTAATTCAAGTTCATTCATATTATTAAATTTTAGTGTTAATTATCGCAAAATTACATAGTTATACCTACATTCGTTAGCGGTTACTGGAATCATAACGATATTGAGCGATTAACATTTTTTGTTCAAAAGTTAATTCTTTTTCTTTATTGTTTACCAAATATTTACTTTTTGCAATCGAATAACTGATGCGTGAATATAAAATTAAATCTAACATATCTTGTCTGGAATTATATGTTTCTTTGTAAATAATAATATCGTTTTTTATTAGTGTTTTTAACTCGTCATCTGATTTTATAATTACATCAAATAATATTGATGTGAAAAAATTTTCTAATTTAATATTCATTTTATTTTTAATTTAAGTTTTTACTAATTAAACCGCACTGTGTATAACAACGTGTATAAAACATAGCCAATTAAGGTATGTGATTTATATCAAGTATTTACTATGGCTACGTTTCATACACGCAACCGTTATGGTTAATTAAACACATACCATTCACCATCTATTGACAACTCTAATTGTAAATAAGGTATTTTATCTATATCTTCAATACTTAATTTATAATTCACATTCGGTATTAGTGGTTTAAATGAATTAGAGTTGTAATCATCATTATAACCATTTTCATATAAATAAAAAACTACATCTGAATCCACCTTCTCTAATGTTGTTTTATCTGCAAGTTCATATTGATATTTATCAAATATTTCACTTATTTTTTCTTTATATTCGCTATTCATATTTATTAAAATTAACTAACCATAACAAGCAACATAAAACAGTTGCCGTTAGGCTTATTATTAAATTTGAAACGTCTTACAAGGCAACCGTTTCATATTGCCGACCGTTATGTGTAATTTTAAGAAAGACCGTGCAAGTGTTCAGCATCCTGCGGAGTTCCAGCAAAATTTATATATCGAAACCAACTAATTTTATCTTCATCAGTAAATTTATTTCCATAATCTTCATTTACGATATAATATGGAAACATAAATCCTGCAATTACTCCTTGATAATCTTCGGGTAAATCTCTAAAATAATAGCTTTGTTCATCAATTACTAAATCATAATTCCCTTTGTAAAATTCAATCATTGCTGATAATCTTTGCTTACCGTCAATCACTTGGTAGGTTCCTTTTATATCTTGTTTTTCAGCTACAATATTTAACATTGCCATTCTTGGTATATGCCTATTCATTAAAATAGACCATATCAATTCCCTTTTTTGTTCAAAAGTCCATACATAATTTCTTTGTAAATTTCTGCCTTTAGTTGGCAAATAAACATCAAAATCAATATTGCAATTTTCAGCAAAAAACTTAATACTGCTATTAATTTCTTGCGGATGAAATCTCAAAACGGTTCTTAATTCTCTTATTGTTTTCATTTTATTTAATTTTAAATTATATCACAAAGATAAAACATTTATTAACAGAATACAAATTAATTTGTGTTAATAAATGTTAAATTATAATTTTGTTTCCTCATATAAATCAGACGCATTATTCTTCATATATTCACTAATTTTTTGATATGATTTTGAAACACTATTTTCATTAAATCCTCTATATTTAACTCTTGCAGGATAAACGGATTTAACTTCATCATTTTCAACTTCAAAAACTATTGCCCAACCAAATACATGCAATATTTGATTAATAAATAATACTAATCCTGTATTTCTAAACTCATTCCAATCTTTTTTTGTTACCATTTTAATTTTTATTTTAATTTTTATTTTAATTTTTATTTTAATTTTTATTTAATCTAAAACATATTTCTTCAAAAGCATCAAAAATAAAATTTAATCTTTCATTATACTTGGTACAATACACTACATTTTCTCCATCCATAAAACTCGGATAATTATTATATGCATATGATATATAACTGTATTCATAATCCAAATAATATAAACAATTGATATAATAATTAATCATTTCTTCTAATTCTTCATTTTCATAACCCATTTCAACTAATCCACCATTTATTAATTCATTTATTCTTTTTTCTGTTTTAATTGAATCGAATTCATATACATTTTGTACGGAATCAGATGTTAATTTTTCACACCAATAATGTTCTGATATTGTATCATTTGTTGCATAAGGAATGAAATTTCTATCAAATATCCAATTATCATAATCTCCTGTAACTAATAATTTACCATCTACATTTATAAATTTAATATTATGAATAATAGTATCTGGTATTTTTAACCAATGAATTATAACTAAATCATTTTTTTCAATTATTAGTTCATGTTTATCAAAACTTAAATTAGTTCTTTTTTCCATATTAAAGTGGTTGTGTTATTTGTTCCCTACAAATCATATAAAACACATTACGGGCTAATGCACATAAATCATAATAATCATTATTTTCAATTTGATTTAATTCTAATAATTCAGGTATTGCTATAAAAACATCTTCGGATATAAGTGAATTTAATTGGTCATATGTAAATCCTTTAACATCATTATATGACCTGAAATATTTTTGTTGCAAATAATCGGAAAATGCTTTAAGTGGTTTATCAATGTTAATTTTTGCTCGATGTGAATTTGATGCTAACCAATAAGCCATTGCACCATTAAAATCACTCAACATTAAGTGGAATATTTCATCTTTGAAATTTTCACCTATATCCTTATTATATAAGTGATACTTTGTTTTTTCCATTTTTTTATTTGATTTTTAAAAGTTTTAAAATAGTCCAATCCAAGGAATTACAATAGGTACAGGTACTCCTGGAAGAGGAACTGGTTGTAAAGCATAATATGTACCTGATATAGTTGATAAATATGTTGTATATGCAGATACTAATGAATTTGATAATAATATACTTCCTTCTTCAAATGTATTAGATAGTTTACCAGAATTAAATGAATTATATAATAATGTTCCAAATGAAATAGGTTCTCCAGGAAATAATATTATATTTGAAATAGGTAATTGAGGAATAACAGTTGCAATAGGAGTAGGTAAATTACTTAATGTAATAGTTGAAAATAAATATGATACAATTGAACTTGATAAAGTAATATATGGTACTGATAATAGATTAACAAATGAATTAATATTTGTTTCAAAACACAATAAAAAAAATGATTTTATTGTATTAATAACTGTTTCAATATCAGTTACAAAGCCAACAATACTACCAAATAATGTATTTGATTTTAATAAAACATCATTTACAAAAATACTTGCATGATTATATGATGCTTCTTCAATTGTATTAGGTCTTAATGTATATGTAGCATTAAATATTTTAGTTTGTACTTCTACCCAATTTACCATTTTAATTTTGATATTTTAAAATCATTTGAATATATAAGAGTTTTAGATATATCTATTTTATTAAATACAATAGGAATAATATAATTATTATTTAATATTATATTAAGTTTATCAATATGTTCATTTTGTATATCATATTGAATATTTATTAATGATATATTTATTTCAGTATTTGTAACATTTAATTCAAGTATATTTTTAGGTTGTAGTATTAATGTATCATTTGATATTTCCTTAATATTATTTAAATTAATTTTTATATCAATGTTTTTATACATATAAGCGTATACATTACCACTACTATTAATATATTTATCAAGTGTTATTTTATTTTTATAAATATCGTTTATAGTTTCAATGGAATGTAAATCTGTAAATTGTTTATCACATTTAAATTCGACTGTTTTTGCTACTGTATCCTTACAATAAAATCTAAAATTATTCATGTCTAAATCATGAATAATTTTATTATTTTTATCTCTAAGTATATAATGTTCCATTTTTTATTTTTCTAATTTTATATTAATTATTTGTACAATGGCACTCATAAAATTAATTTCTTTATTTACAACAAATGATTCTCTATATTGTGAATCAGCTAATGCAACAATAATTAAAAATTGTTTATATGTGTTATTTGTAACTAAATCTAAAGAACTATAAATATAATCGTGTAGTTTTTGAAAATCTCGTACTTTATTATCAGCCACTAATTTTCTTATTTCTTGAAACATCGAAGTTGAATTTGTTCCTGCTTTTAAAATATCAACAACATTTTTCATAAAATCAGTAACCATTAAAGAAGTGCCTTCCAACTGTAATACATTATTTAATATATTTTGTTGAACTGTTTGAATTATATTTCTAATATCAGGATAATATTGATTTACTATTTTTGCCAAATCTTCATTATTATATGTAATATGTTCCTGTTCTAAAATATAAATTAATCGTTTAATAACTTCTAATTTATTCGGTGGTTCAACTGTAAATGTTTGAAATCTACTTATCATTGCTCCATCTATTTTTTCTAAATAGTTGGTTGTAATAATAAAACGTGTTGAATTACTATATGTTTCAACTACATTTCTTAACATTTGTTGTGCAGGCATACTAAATCTATGAAACTCATCCAAAAATACAATTTTCCATTTATTTAATGAAACTGTTTGGATAAAATCTTTTATTTTAACTCGAACAACATCAACATTATTTTCATCTACTGCATTTATATATAGTACATCAGCATCAATCAATTTTGTTAAAATTTTACCTATTGATGTTTTTCCTGTGCCAAAATGTCCAGATAATAAAATATTAGGTATTTCTTGCTCTTTTATAAACGAAGCTAATTTTTCTTTTAAAACTTTGTTACCAACCAAATCTTCTAATGTTTTTGGTCGATATTTTTCAACCCAAATGTTTATTGCCATATTATTTATTTTAGTATTTTATTTAAACTAAAAAAAATAAAAATAGTTTTTATAAAAAATAAACAAAAAAAACAGTATATATATTAAATAAACAATTTAAAAAGAAATAACATGACAACAAAACAAAAACAATTATTGGAATCTTACATTGAAAAACAAGTAAGAAAACAATTAACCGAAGGTAATAATGACGTATATAGTTTTAAAAACTTAGGCGGTGGGTTAAGACAAGTAAATATTGATTTTGACTTTTTTGAAAATAATGACCTCAAAATAAGTACAGGATTATACTCAACAATGAACACATTGAAATATAAACCAAAGGGTCAATTATTAAATATGGTAACAAATATGCATAAAGAGGATGATGAAAGTTTATATAAAAAAATAGGTAAAATAAAAAAAGAAATGGAATCAGAAATTGAATCTATGATTCAATCAGAATTAGAAAAAGCAGATAATTCAATTGGAACAAAGTTACAAAAAATAGTGGATAAATATAATAAATAAAACTAACATGGATAAACAAAAAAAAAAACAGTAACATTGTATTAGAAAATATTATTTCTAAGGTAGTTAAAAGAGTATTAAATGAAGGTACATGGAAAGTAACAGTTGATATTGAAAAAGAATGGGAATTATTATCAAATGCTATAGATGATGCAAGTGATAATATTTTACCAATGTATCTTAAATTTCGTAAAAAATTAATAAGTGAATTAAATAAAGTTAAAAATATTATTCCTGATATAGATGATGAAATAGATGATATTATTCAATCATTTGAAATATTAGGAAAAGAGGAAATGGAGGATGGTAGTTTTGAAGATGAGTTTAACTATCGTTGGGATGACTTATATAATTTCGCAGATGCATATAAAATATGGGTAAAAATACGATAATCACATAAAAACACACATACAATTAAATGTGTGTTTTTTATTTTAAATAAAAACAACTAAATTAATCCTAATATTTTTAATGTATCAATAATATATTTATTATTAACTTTAACCTTTTCAGTATATTCATTAAATGGTTCTAAACTTTGCATTATTGCAAATAGTATTCCTTTGTTTAATTCAAAATAGAACTTTATATTATGTTCAATATAAAAATTATAAGGTTCTGCAATTGCAAATGGAATAATTTCTTCTTCTATCATAACAGTTAATGCTAAATGATTTACTCTTTCATCGTTTATACCATTCATTTTATTTAATTTTAAATTATATTACAAAGATAAAATATTTATTAAACAAATACAAATTAATTTATGTTAATAAAAGTTAAATTGTATTTATTTAAAAGTAAATATAAATTATGAATAAGCAAATAAATTATTTAAATAAAGATTTTACACAATTCAAAACAAATTTATTAGAATTTGTAAAAGTTTATTTTAAAAATACATTAAATGATATAAATAATACAGACCCAGCAATGATGTTTGTTGAAATGGCAAGTTATGTAGGAGATGTATTATCATTTTACATGGATTATCAATTTAAAGAAAATTTGTTATTGTATTCAACTGATATATCAAATGTAATACAATTAGCACAAATGAAAGGTTATAGACCTCGTATTGTATCTCCTGCAAAAGTTGAATTAAGTGTATATCAAATAATACCTTCTATATTAAATGGTACTGAATATGAACCAGATTATAATTATGCTTTAAAAATTAATGCTGGAATGAAAGTATCATCTATAACAAATACAAATTTAACATTTAGAACATTAAAAGATATAGATTTTAGTTTCCAAAGTTCAACTGATACAACTGATATTACTGTTTATGAATTGGATAGTTATAATAATCCTGTTTATTATTTATTAAAAAAATATGTTGAAGCTGAATCAAGTTTAGTTAAAACATATACATATCAGGTAACAAGTGCAACAAGATATTTATCAATAGAAATACCTGATTCAAATGTAATAGGAATTGAAAAAATAGTTGATAGTGAAACAAATATATGGTATGAAGTCGATTATTTAGCACAAGATACTATATTTGAACAAATAAATAATCCAAATGAAACAACAAAAGATGAAACTCCTTATATTATAAGATATAAATATGTTCCTAAAAGATTTATAACACGATATAATACTGATAATAAATTAGAAGTTAGATTTGGTAGTGGTACAACAAATGATATGGATGAAACTGTAACACCACATCCAGATAATATTGGATTAACAAATCCAATGCAAAGAAATACATCTCAATATGATTATAATGTTTCTAATTTTTTATTTACTGATAGTTATGGACAAGTACCATTTAATACAACTTTTACAATTTATTATATTGTAGGAAATGGTATAGATAGTAATGTTGTAAGTAATAATTTACAAGTTGCATCAGAAGTAATATATTCAAATGATGATACATTTTTAGATAAAACATTATTTTCACAAATAAAACGTTCTTTATCAGTTAATAATGAAGAAAGTGCTGTCGGAGGAAGAGGACAGGAAAGTATAGATACAATTAAAGAAAATACATTAGCTTATTTCTCTGCTCAGGATAGATGTGTTACAAAAGAAGATTATATGTTAAGAGCATTAAATATGCCTTCACGATTTGGTAGTGTATCAAAAGTATATGTAGAAAATTCCCAAATAAATAAAAATGAATTGGATATGTTTTTACTTGCTTATGATAATAATAAATATCTAATACTAACAAATGAAACAATAAAAGAAAATTTAACTGTATATTTGGATAGATATAGAATGATAACAGATACCATTCATTTATTGGATGCTTATATTGTAAATATTCAAGTTAAATTTAACATCACAATATATCCTAATTTCAATAATAAAGAAGTATTGTTAAATAGTATTACTACATTACAAACGTTCTTTAATATTGATAATTGGAGTATAAATCAACCTATAATATATTCTGATATTTATAAAGAATTATTAACTGTTGAAGGAGTTAAAACAGTTCAAAGTATTATTATAGAAAATATATTTGATGATGATTTAGGATATAACAAAAATTATTATAATATTGATATTGCTACTAAAAATGGAGTAATATATCCAAGTAAAGACCCAATGATTTTTGAAGTTAAATTTCCTAATAAAGATATAATTGGTAGAGTTGTTTAAAATATAATTTATGATAAAAATACATCAAATAAAAAAAGATTGTACTATTGTAAAAGATAGTACTATTAACTTAGGATTAGACCCAATATTGGAATTAAGAGAAGATACACATTGTTTGTTACAATTTAATAATACATTTGATATAAACAATACATATATATTAAATTTAACAGTTGCTAATACTTATAATTTAAATAAAAACGACAATATTTTAGCTTTTCCTTTATTATATGATTTTATTGAAGGAATAGGTAAAGTTGATTATTCTCCGATTATTACAAAGGATGTAAATTGGTATAATAGAGATAATAACAATACATGGATTAATGAAGGTGGTGATTATGATGAATATGGTATTATGGATAACATCTATTTTGATAATACAAATAAAATATTATTTGATTTAGAATATCTTAAATCATTTGTAGATTTAGGTATTTTACTTAAATGGACTGAAAACGACTTAACTGAAAAAAATATTTTGTTGTATTCAAAAGATACACATACTATTTTTTATCCTAAAATAATTGAAACTGAACCTCAATTATTCATGTCAAATAAACAAATAGTATTATCGGATATGTTTAATGTATATGAAATAAATCCTACATCTAAAAGAAGTAATACTGTACAAAGATTTAGATTTAGTGCTAAAGATTTATATAGTGAAAAAAATTATACTGAAACAAATGATTATGTTAATCAATATAATTTACCAGATACAACATATATATCATTAATTGATTATGCAACTAAGGATGTTATTATTCCATTTAATGATAATATTAAATTAAATTGTGATTCAATTAGTAATTATATAGATATTGATTTATATAATTTATTAAATAATAGATATTATAATATTCAACTAAAAGTAAAAATGAATAAATTAGAAAAAGTATTTTCTGATTTTATATTTTTTATAGAATAACAATTATATGAAACAACAAACAATAAGAAAAAATAATATATCAGGTAATTGGGAACATAAACTTCAAAATCAAACTGATAAATGGGGAATAGGAATAATTGAAAATGATAATGTATTACTAACAAATGATTCTAATAATGTACCTATATATAAAGATAATAAATTAATTATTTATGAAGGATTGAATTATTACAAACAAGAAATAAATACAACTCAATTAGTAAGGGAAGATTTTTATTCTGTAATAAATTCAACAAATATTAATATTAATGAAATAACAGAACCTATTGATGATACAGTTGTTTCATCTGTAACTGAAGATGAATTGGATTTAACTTATGATGGATAAAATAAAATTATATGAATAAACAAAAACTAAATAATATAATCAAAGAAATTATATTAAATAATAAAATAAAAATAACTGATTTTATTGATAATCTAAAATATACAATTGAAAGGATTATTCCTAATTCAAAAGGTTATTTTAGATTTGAAAACAATTCAATTTATATTACATTTACTGATATAAAGAATAATCGTAAATATGAATTTGTTATTTATATTTTTGATGATTCAATTATAAATGAGAATGATTTTATAAAATTTAATACTATATTAGGATTATCAATATTAAATGATAAACGTATTAAAGGTAATTATATAAAAATAAAAAATGAAATTACTAAGTATTTAAAACAAAAAAATCCTACAATTATGTAGGATTTCTTATTATTTTAATAATTGAGGATTATTATTTTTTCTAAAGTTTTCTGCTGATGTATTCATACTTTTTAAAAATTGACTATAATTTTTATTAACCAACTCATTTAAAATTGGATTATTTTCAAATTGTGGGTCGTAGTTAGCTGGAAAACTTCCTTCTTGTGGAATAAGAGTTTTTGTTTTTTGTTGTGGTAAATTAGGATATGGTGTTGGTTGTTCATAATTTACATTTTGTTGTGGTTTTCCTGTTTTAGCAACTATTTCAGTTAAACGTTGAATTTGTGCTTTTTGAGTTTTAATCTCATTAATTAAAGGAGTTACAATTTTTGTTATTTCACCTTTAACTATTTTCGATACCATTTGTGTTAATTGTTGTTCTGTCATAATATTTTTGTTTTTTTAATTGTTTATTCTCCGTATATCTTTGTGCTTAAAATATATTTTAAACTTGTTAATTTTGTTTTTAAATTAATAAAATTTGTTTGTGCTGGAGGTAACATTGGAGTAGTTGGTCCAACTCCCGTACCAAATATCATTATTAATAAATTATCAATTATTTCTATAAGTGTATTTAATAATTGTGTACCTAATACAAAAGGTTCCTGTTCATTAGATGCAGTTTTATCTCCTAAATATATTTTATTACTATTTAAACCTATATAATTTTCCGAATTTAAAACAATATTATCATTTGAAGTTAAATATGTACTTTTATCCGAACTCAATATAATACTATCCTTTTTAGCATTTAATATAATCCTATCTGTATTACATATTATTTGAGGTTTGTTGTACTTATTTACTTCATCTGGAGTATATTGTTTAACAAATCCCTTTCGTTCCTTAGCGGTTAATTTAATAGGTATTGTTTGCCCTGTTGTTATCCATACATTTGAATCATCATTATTAATATCTTCTGTTTTAAATTTAAAGTTTACTTCGTTATTTCTATTTGTATTGATAATTATAATAGGTTCTCCTGCTTTTCCTTGTTTACTCCAAGCATTTTTATCATATGGAGTTGTTGTATTACCAAATCTTATACTTTGTCCAAAACGACCTTCAAATATAATATCTCCTTCAAATGGTTGTAATTTATTAACTGTTGATTGTTCACTAAAATATTCTCCTAATATTATATTTTGTGTTTTTTTACTATTAACTCCGGTAAATTTAGTATAATCTTCTTGTTTTTCACGTTCTGTACTTATTGTTGAAAACGGTAAAGCATTATTATTAATTAGATTCCATACATTTATAGTATTATCATAATAGTAAGTTGTTCCTTGTTGAACAACTCCTGTATGAGCGGAAATACTTTCAAATATAGTTACTATTTCATAACGTAATGGATATATTTTAATATATGGGTTTGATGGTTTTGCTATTGGTAGTTGATTGTATTTTTTATTAAAATCTGTGAATAATCTTCTAAACACTATGCTACCAATATCCATATTAGTTGAATATCGTGGATGATTTTCATTATATATTACATCAACAACTTCAGCTGGTTCGTATTCTTTAGATTGAAGTTTTGGGTCTATAATATTTTTTGTTGACTTTATATTTTTATTATATTCCAGCATATTCAATATTATTTATTTTATCTATGTTTTTTTCAGTTATTTGTTCAACTCTATCATTCATTTTTTTATCCAATATTTCTAAATCTTCTGCTGTAAGATTCATTATGTCATTGAATGAGTTTCCATTATTTTCAAACGTATAATTCATTCGTTGTACAATTTTAGACATTTCCAATAATATTTTATCATTATTAATTGAAGTATCAAGAAATTCTTTTATAATAGGAGCTAATATAGTTGCATCATTTAATGATTTAATAAATTGTTGGAAATCCTGTATAGAATTCATTATTTTTTCATTTCTATATTGATTATTAATGTATGCTATTTTAAATGCATCTGCTACATTAACACTGTCAAATAATTTTAATTCATTTGTTTCCATTATTATATAAAATTAAATATTTCAGGATTATTTATTGGCATTTCCTTATATGATTTAAGTATAAGTTCAGTATTTAATATTCCTGTTTTAATAAATTGTTTATTACATTTTATATATATATACTTTAACTTTTCTATTACATCTGTTATTTTCTTACTATCAACTTGATTTTCGTTTTTTATATATTTGTATACTTCTCTTTTATTTATATTTTGTAATTTATTATTAAAAAACAAATCTATTATATTTATACATATATTTTTTTCACTATCTGATGGAAATATTATATCTGTATTTTCTTTAACTATTTTTACAAATTGAGATACAAATCTAAATGTTTCTTGATTGGGTAATTCGTCTAAAGTATAACTATTATAATCACAAAAATCATCCGAATTAAAATAGTCCAAATCAATTTCATTTATTTTTTTATTATATTGTTTTTTTGATTTTGTTATAATATAATTACGTATAACTATTGTAAAATAAGAAAATGCTTTTCCTTTGCTTTCATCAAATCTATATAATTTATCCATTACATCAACCATAATTTCATTTTGTAAGGACATAATTGATTCATTATATAATAAATTATATGCATGCATTGAATTTATACTATATTCACTTAATCTAAGAAGAGCAGGATATATATATTTATCAAATACTAAATTTTTTTCAGTTATATTAGTAATTGTATTATATTTTAATATTGCCTGTTCAGTTGTTTCATCAAAGTAAATATTATTTTTAATTTTTTTAGTTTTCATCGTACTCATTTTTTATTTTTGTACCACAAAATGCACAAAAATTCCAATTATTTTTTATCTCACTATTACAAATAACACATTCTTGAACTTCGTTTAACATTTCGATATATTCTCCTACTTTTTCAGTATAGAAATAAAAATCTTTATAATCTACAATAGTTAAATTTTTATCAGTAAAAAAAAGTGATATTTTGTATTTTAAATTATTATTATCAAATACAACGGATATATTCAGTGTTTTATCATTTTGTATTTCATAACTTAAAGGAATATTACTATCATCAAATAAAACATTACATGTTAAATGTTCGTTATCATTATGTAAATATGAAATATTTAATGATATAATTGAATCATATTCCGTATAAATAATATAATCATTATATAATTCATCATTAACAAATAATTGAATTACTGGTTTATTCTGTTGCATTTATTTTTGAGTTATATATTAAATTTATTATGTTTTGTATATTTTGTATTTCCGTAAAAATAAAACCAACTTCGTCATCGGTTTTAAACGAACCTTTACTATCAACTTCCTCTAATTTAATATCTGCAAATTTTATTATTTCATGTATATCTTTAACATGTTGTAATAACTCTTCTATTTCATTTTCACGTTTGATATAATTAATAGATAATGTTATTACAACATAAATTAATATTAAACTTAGTATTATTAGTATTATACTCAATGTATTCATTTAAATAAATTTTTATTTTCTTGTTCTAATTCTATTCTATATGACATGTAATCTGCCTGATGTAAAATGATAGGTAAATTATTTTTAAATATTTGGTCTTGACTTATTGTTTTATAATACATTTCATTTCTAACATCAAATAATCCATCATGAACCATAATACCAATAAATTCATTTTCTGATAATTCAACTCCATATTTTTGTAAAGTATATAAACTTCTTTCACTATGTCTCATATTTGAAATATCTGGATTATATGAATAAACTTCTCCTAATTTATTCTTTCTCCATTCATCAGTAGAAGGAATATAATATGGCTGATTAGCATTTCCACATTTACCTAAATCATGTAATAACGCACAAAATAATAATTCATCTTTTGTATATCCATTCATATTTGAATCACATTCTTTCCATAAATCATATAATTTACTTGAAAAATTATATACATTTAATGAATGTAATAATAGTCCTCCTGGATATGCTCCATGATAATGTTTTTTAGGTGCGGCTGGTGTCATTGCAAATTCTTCTTCACCTATTTCTTTTATAATAAGTTTTATTTTGTCAAAACGTGTACCACTATGTTTCTTTAATAATTCAATGTATTTTGAATAATTATTTAATATTTGTTCTGTTGTAATCATTGATTTATATTTTTAATTTATTAACTATTTATTTTTTCAAATTTTTGTTTATCTTCAAAAGACCAATTTTCGACATTTTCAATTGGATTGTTTGAGTTATGATTCCAAATTCTTATTAATGCTTCAATTAAATTGTTTTCCACTGTATCGCCTACTTGTAATATAATATCGAAATTTTCATTATAAAATGTAACTATATCACAACTATTATTATAATCAGCATATAATGTATGTTCTTCTACCTCTCCATAATATCCAGATTCACTTTTAAACGTTGTTTTATATCTTGTACGACTCATATATCCATTATTTTTTTTAATTAAATACCAGTATGTCCGAACCCACCTTCCCCTCTATCTGTTTCTGAAATAGATTTTACAATATTAAAATCAAATTGTTCAACTTTATTAAAAACCATTTGTGCTATTCTTGTAGAATTATAAATTTTTTGTGATACATTAGAAATATTAGTAATCATTATTTTTAATTCACCTCTATAATCTGAATCAATTGTAGCTGGTTGATTTGTTACTATTAATCCTTGTTTTAATGATAATCCACTTCTACTTCTAAATTGTGCTTCATATCCTTCAGGTAATTCAATATATAATCCTGTAGGAAATAATACTCTATCACTTGGATTAATGAAAATATAATCTCCATTTTCATCTGTATCAACTATTTTTATATCTTCTTCATTAAAGAAATCAAAATATAAAATTTCACTTTGTTTATCGAAACTTGTTTTTAAATCCAATCCAGCTGAACCTTTTGTTTGATAAGCTGGGACATCATTTGATGATTTATTAATTAATTTTATTTTCATATATATTTTTTTTAAAAGTTACAAGTTATTTGCATATTAATAGGAGAACATGTACATGAAGTTGTATATGGACTTAAAACAGCCCCACATTTAGGACATATCCACCCATAGTTATAAAATATTTGATTGTTATTTTTTATCTTTTCTTTGCAATTTTCACAAAGAGTAAATATTATTTTTTCGTTTATATCGTACATGATGCTTAAATGTTATTTATTATAAATAAAATAAATTAAAATATAAAAACTTGTTCAACCCAACTAATTGGGTCTTTTAAATATGAAATTGTTCCATCTTGCATTGCTAATTGTAATACTTTGAACTTGTTTGTTATATTTTTCGGAGTTTGTAATACATTAATAATATTGTTTTTAATTACAGTACTAATATTATTTAATGTATTATTTCTTAAATCAACTAATTTATAAAATATTTTAATGTCTTCTTCATGTAATAATAGATTTTGAATATTTTTAGATTTACTTTTATAATACCTTTCATCACCTTTGACTATTTCAAAAAATGTTTCAATATTAAATATAATATCAGAATTAACTATAAATGGAAACAATTTTAAAAATGTAGGAATTCCTATTCCTTTCACACCATCAATATTATCACCTGTATCACCTATTATTGATTTCATTACTGTGTAATTTTCAGGAATAATTTTATATTTTTCTGTAAAAGTTGATTTATCTATTATTATTTTTTGGTGTGGTTCGTAAACACTAACTTCAATATCATCATTTTTTACAATATTTTGAAGGAAGTCCTTATCATTGGACATTATAAATATTTTTTCTACATTGGTTAAATAATTTTTATAATTTGATACAATATGTCCAATTATATCATCTGCCTCAACATTATTAGATATTATTACTTTTACAGGTAAACTTGTTAAATATTCAAATAATCGAGTCATTTGAAATTTAATGGCATTATTTTCTTTATGTACTGTTTGAAATCCAAATCGTGGAGTATCTGTTTTTCTATTTGCTTTATATTCTTTATATAATTCTTTTCTATCAAATGTAGTATTTTTACCATCAAATACTATAATAATATCATTTATAGGTTTTAATGCTTTTATACATGAACCAATACTTAATAAAAATCCTGAAATACCTCCAATATGTATTCCATTATCATTTACATAGTTTTGTGAACTCATTGCTCTCATAAATGTATTATGTCCATCTATGATTAAAATTGTATCCTTTCTTGTGATACTATTATTTATGTTACTAAGAATACTATCATATTTTGACATAAGTTAAGATATTTTGTTAGTTATAAATTCTTTTTCTATTTCTTCTCCGTATGTATCTTTTAGTTGTTGTAAATTATCCATATATGATTTAGTTAAATTATTTATTTTATCATAAATAATGGATAATTCAGTTTTATATTCTTTGTATAATTTATCAAGTTTTAAATTTATTATTCCGTATTTATACAATTCTATATCTATATCAGATTGTAATTGTTTAACTCTTTCAATTTCTTTGTGTTTATTTTCCATTTTTTTTATTTTATTTTGTATTATAATTAAAATAAATAAAATATTTTAATTTTATATTTATATAAAAACAATAAATAAAAAAAATATGAGATTTTATTATTATGACAAAAAAACACTCGAATTTAAAAAAGTTAAAACAGGATTTATTTATATCTTGTTTTTGATTACATTTTTTGCTTGGACTTTATTATCATACAGTTTATATAATCCTAACATAAACATTAATTACAAAACAGACAAAAAAGTAAAAAACATTAATAATGAATTTATTAATAATATTAACGATACTTTATTTGAACGAAGTATTAAATATATTAAAAATAATAAATGGAATTATACAGATAGAAAAAAACTAAATAAAATTCTTTATCCTTATTATTATCATACCATAAATACACATATTAAAAATAACAATATAGATTATTTATTATCTGTAACAGAACTAACAGGAATTATTCTCACAATATCTCAAACAGAAACCGGTTCAAGTAAAGGAGAACCTTATACGAGTATCTTATTTAAAAAAGGAAATAATATTTCTGGTATAAAAGGTAAAGGTATAAATAATATACAAACATTTGAATATATTGATAATGAAAAAGTAGTAATATTTGATAACTTTATGGTATTCTCTACAACAAAAGAATGTATAATTTATATATTAAATATGTGGCAAAATAATAGATATGTATCATTACACTCTTGTATAAATTATAACGACTTTTTTATGCAATTAGGTAAATGTGGATATTATACATATTCAGATGAAAATAATAAAACATTGGATATTTGGAATACTATATATGAAAAATATTATATACCGATAATAAATAAATAACTTAGTATTTATATAAAAAAATGAATAGTAATACATATTATGAAAATGGAATAGGATTAAAATTACCTCTAACAACAAGCGGAACAAATTTCTTTGAACTTAATTATTTAACAATTGATTTTGTTAAAGATAATTTACGTAATCTATTACTTACAAGAAAAGGTGAAAGAATTATGAATCCTACTTTTGGTTGTGGATTACTTAATATGTTATTTGAAACAAATGATAGTATATTAAATGATAATATAAAAGAGGAAATAAATAATAGTATAGAAGAGTTTATGCCTTATGTTACAATAACCGAATTTGATATTGAAACAAGTGAAAATAGTTTAAAAATAATAATGAACTTTAGTATTAATGATAATATTAACGATGTATTAACATTGGAGTTTTAAATATTACGCTAATAACCACGTTTATTTCAATTATTTTTATTTCCTAAGTAAATATACTAACTTAGAATAAAAATCGTTTAGAATTAAAATAAACAACAAAAAACCTACTTAATTAAAGTAGGTTTTATTTTTATTTGGCATAAATCAAATTAATATGATTTTTATGGAGTAATTTAAATCCAAATTGTATATAAAAAATTAAATCATATCAAAAATATCGGTACAAAAAACAGAAGTTTTCATTATGTTTTTTATTTGTTTGGCTTGTGTAATATCACTTTCGACAAACCAATTACATTTCATTTCTAATGCTTTTTGTGCTTTAGCTATTCCATTACCTCCCATTTTAGAGTAATGATTTCTTCTTTGTTCAGGTGTATCATATTTAGCCATTAATAAATGATTATATTTTACATTATTATTATTAAGCCATTCCACTGTTTCCTTTCTATATTTCTCTAATCTATTTGTTATCAAACAATGTATTTTTATAGTTGGGATATATAGTGGTTTAGCAGATAAAATAAAGTTTGACATTTTTTTATTATCATCCTCTAAAAAATCAGGATCATAACATAAAACACCATCTATATCAACTCCAGCAGTTGATAGATGACCGTGATTCATTATATTCCATTGAAATACTCTTGGATGAGGTTGTATTTTATAAAAATATGTTAAATTTAAGTTTGTATTATTGGATGAATATATAACACATGTATCATATATTATATTTCGTTCTATCATTATATATTTTACTAATTCCAAATTTTTATTTAATTCCTGACCACTGGATAATGAATCATCTATAATTAGAACTTTTTTTATATTATTTTTATTATTCATTCTAAACCCATTTATAAACTCATTATTAATAAATTCTGTTATAGTACATAAAGGTTTATTTAATTGGAATGATATAATAGATGCTGGTATCATACCACTTCGGGGAATACCAATAATTAAATCATAGTCTCTATTAATTTGTTTAGAAAATTTTATACTATCTTCTATTAATTGTTTATAGCTTATATAATTTAAAATCATATTTATATTTATTTCTGTGATTTAATTCCTAAATTTATCCATCCGTGATTTATTCCTCTTGGGCTAATTAATTGTTCGATATTTTTAAAGTGTGATTCCATTAAACATTTAATTAAATAACGTTTATCGAATGCGGCACGATGAAAATTTTCATCTCCAGGACCATATGTAAATAATCTTCCATTAAACCATCGTGTCGGGTCTTTATCCGGATTTAATTTATACCAACCATCATTTTTAATTAAAGAATTATTTATATATGCATTTACCAATTTTTCTAAATCAGGAACCCATATTTCTAATATACCATTAGGTTTTAATATTCTATATAATTCATCTAAAACTAATTTGGTTTGAGTCCAAGGTATATGTTCTAAAACATGACTCATATAAATTATTTCGTATGTATTTGATTCTATTGGGTATGGGAATACTCTTAAATCATGATTTATATCAACTTCATTCCCAGAAACTATATCCATTCTATCCCAATCACTACCCAAATTAGAATGTACTTTTTCTGAACCTATTTCCAAATATTTTTTCATATTATTTATTTTTCCAAAAGTTATCTGCTATTTTAGTACGTTCCTTTAATTCTTCAAATGTTAATATTGTTCTTGATAAATGATTTCTATTCATATCTACTTTCCATTCTGCATATTTCTTATCTGTACCGAAAGGATGAATTATTGCAATACTATCAGACATTTGGTATGTATATCCTTTTAAATTAATATCTATTAAATAATATGCATCATTACCACCGTAAACATTTAATATTCTATAACCTCCTATTCTATTCCATGCTTCCAAAGAAGTAAATAAACTTCCGCCTGCAATTCCTCCTGGTTTAGTAGGATATACCATTTCTTCTTTATTATTATACTTATTAATATATTCAAATTTATTTGCATATATTAAATGTTTTAGATGACAATTTTGTTGAAGTTGATTAAGAGCAACTACCCCAAATGGTTTATTAAAATGCTTTTCTGATTGTTTTGGTATTTCGTGTAATCTATCAAATAAATATTCTGTTTCTATAGGAAATAAAATATCACTATCAGCAGTTAAAAAATACGATGGGTTATATTTATTTAGATAATTACTTATTAAATAATTGATAACATATGCTTTTCCATAATTTTTATCAAATCTAAATATTATATTATTTTTAAATGATTTTTTTACTAATGATTCTATTTCATTCCAATAAATATCATTAATTGCCCATCCACCAATTATTATACTAACATCATAATTGTAATGATTTATATATGTTGAAAACGAAGTTATTGAATTTATATTTTCTTCTAATTTTGCTTTATTAGGAGCAAATATTGGCGTTACATAATAGTACATAATTTTTCTTTGTTATAGTTTTCATTTATATAATTAGGTAAAATATTTTTTATATTGTGAAACATTTTAATATCAATTTGTCTTATATTAAATCTATTTTCTAATATTTGTTTTTTTATAAAAGGATATTTATTATTTAATAATTCTTTCCAATAATATAAGTATATGTTTAATCTGTTTAGTGGTATATTTTTTTTGTATAATGTATAAAAATCTTTTACTGAAAAAATGGATTTTATATTTAATTTATTTTCTAAAAAATATTGACTTAATCCTATCTCATAATTATTTACAATTATTTGTTTTATATTATCAATATTATTATTTATTAAATGTTCTATATTTGAATTTAAAAAGAATGATTTAATACCTTGTATTCCTTTGTTTTTAAAACACATAAAATGAGATTGAATATGATATGATTTATTTTCATCGATTCCAATAGGATTTTCAAACGAATCTGTTAATCCAATAAAATCAGATGTTAAATTAGTATTGATAAAGTTAAATATATCTCCTAATTCATTTATTAATATATTACTATCATTTATCAATATCAATTTTAATTTATTATACAAATTATATTTATTAATAGCTTTATACCATTTACCAAAATCATATCCTACATTTTCAGTATAATAATATTCAATTTTATCATTATCTAATGTTTTTATTAAATTCTCATTATCATAATTAAAAATTATTTTATTACAATATTTTAATAGTTCATTTATATATATTTCTATATAATAAGGAATGTCATTTGATGTACTATGATGAATAAAAACACATGTCATATACCTAATATTTGTTTATTATATTTATTAGGAATTATACCTAATATACGTTCCATTGCATGAGTATAACTACCATTTATATTATCTCTAATATATCCCTTCTCTAAAATATCGTATATTTCTTTATTTTCTTTAAAAAAAGTAATATATGAATTAGCATCACACCAAAACATTGTTCCTCCAATAAAACTAATATCATATTCAGTTTTACCTTTAAAATATTTTCTTAGTAAAATTTGTAATTGATTTTTGTTTGCATTATTAAATGTTTGTCTTGGATGATTTTTTCCATTAAATAACCATTTATTAGAACCTATTAGTCCTATTGTTGGATTTGTTTTAAATTTATGTATAATACTATCAACTATTTCTTTTGTACCTAAAATAGGAAGTAATAAATCATTTCTCCATAGTGTTCCACCATTTTCAATATTTGTTCTTGATTCAATACTTTTTTTTGTGTGTATTTTTAAAAACAAATCATATGTTTTATTATTTTCTATAATATTATTAATTATTGATATTGTTCCACCTATATCCATTCCTTTATTATGTGATATAAGAACAACTGCGTTAGGATATTCATTTAATATTTGTTCCCTAAATATACTTAATTCAATATAGTTATTATTTTGTAAAGTTAAATTGATGTATAAATCGTATGGATGTGTTATATTATTTAAATAGTTTTTAAATTCAT